CCGCCTAGACCACTGCTTCTACCCTTGACGCCAACCGAGCCTATTTAGGATCGTGCGCAAGGGTCAGGGTTGACCTATCCGCAGATAGGAACCTCCCTACCTGACGCCCAGCAGCAGTTCGATCCGCTCGACGACACCAGGCTTCTGTGTGCGGCGCACGTCGTCGAGGGTCATCGCGCCGGCCTCGATCGCGTCAACCATGACCTCGATCAGAGACTTCTTCTTCTCCGCGTTCGGGGACAGGTTCGCGCCGATGAGGAACGCCGACTTCCGCTCGCGCTTCTCCCCCTTAACCTCCACGGCCGGGAAGTCGCACGCGACGCGGTGCATATTCGCAGGCGAAACGTATTCGGCCCTGCGAACGCCACGCATCGGCAGCTTCTCGACCTGCTTTTGGTGAGCCGCGCCGCGCTCAGGAACCCGAATCGGATTCCCGTTGGCGTTGAACACGCGCTTGCCCTCACCGTCGACGACCTTGGTCGCGCGACGAGTCCGCCAGTTCCCAGGCTTGGGGGTGGTTCGCGCCGAGTCTGGAATCAAGACGATTCCATCCTCATACGTCGCATACCCCTTCATCCGGGAAGGATAGAGCGTAGGCATCGCTCCGCAGTCCTTTCGGGTAGGAGTGATCTATGTGCCTCGGGTGGGTACTTCGCGTTCGCCAGCCCTCGGTTGTTTGATCGCAGCTTGGGACGAAAGCCCGCCGCAGGTCCGTCGAAAGGTTGCCTTGGACGATGCCCCGTTGGACGAGGATGCCCCGCTGATTTCAGCGATGCCCCGTTGCCCCGTGGGACGAAAGTCCGTCGAAAACCCGGCGAAGGTCCCTTGGACGAAAGTCCGTCGCCGCGATCGTATTCGGTTTTTAGAGTGACACTATGACCCGTCACGTCAAGGTCACTCGGTCCTACATTGTCCCTACTGTATCACAGTCGCTTACCGATTTCAAGTACCTTCCTCGGCCCGCTCCTTCGGTCCCCGTAGGGTGATCGCGCCGCAATAAAGAGCAGGCGAGCCCTACGTCCCTGCCGGGAGGATGGTCCTCGGTGTTGACTGTGCCCGGTACCCTATCAACATAGGTCCCGGTTGTCAAGGGGGGAAGTGGTTGGGGAGAGTCATCCCCTCTTGGTCCAGTTCCTCGGCTCCTCCGCGCCTGGCCGCGCGGTACTGCGTCCTTCTCTGGATCCTGCCCGCCATCGCCTGTAGGTTCGATCGGCTTGCCCGGCGCGTTGCCACCCGCGCGTGACTTCCGATCCAGAGCCTACAGACTCCCGCGCAGTCGCACTGCGCGTCGGTCCACTTCCGTCATGCGGTCCCGGTCGGTTGTCTCTCCGCGGCCTTTCCGCTTGACGTGACCAAGCATTGCAGACTCAGTACCCCGTTGTCAAGGGGTTGCGTGAAGGTGAGACACGTTCTCATTTGCGGGCGGGTACAAGCGACCAGTGCCGGGCCTCCCGCACGGCTCCATAGACGCGCGTCAGTGCGGGAGGCCCTGCCTGGCCGCCGCCTCGCCCCGCGCCGTCGCTGGCCTTGACCGGCAGGGCGTCCCTGCGACCCCCTGGCCAGGCCACCCTCCCCCCCGGGGTTTTCCTCAGCGAACGCTGAGCAGTAGCGGGGCGCACGGACCATCCCCAGTCCCCGTATGTCCCCAGTCCCCGTATGGCCCCGTATATCACCGCGTATACATCCCCAGTCCCCGTACAAGCCCCGTACAAGCCCCCGTACATAAGCCCCATACAAGCCAGTCCCCGTATACGGCAGATTTCCGCGCTGGGAGCGACGATTCGGCACACACGGGGTCTGCACGGGATCTGCGCCTCTTGTGCGACGTCTAGGACTCCCCCCAGGTTTTTCTCAGCAACGACGCCGCGTGGGGACTCCAGCTCGACACACGCACATGAGACTGAATCCCACCTCTCCCACAGTACGGATTTGAGTCTATAACTTGACCAAACCGACCGCACTAGCTCACATCACAGAATGCGCAGTGCCGAGTCCGAGATCGTGCGCGCCAGCGGGTTTCTCGCCCAGTGCGCGGGCGAGCCCGAGCAGCCCAGTCGCAGTAGCGGCCGAAACGAATCGAGCCGCCGGTCCGAGTCTCCCCCAACACCAAGACGTCCCTTTCCCGCCTCGATGTTTGACCTATGACATATGGACCGGCGGCTCGATCGTGTCCCTCAGGCAGGAGCGCGATTAGCTCGCGAGCGGATGCGGTGAGCGTCCGCGCCGGTGATGATACCACCTCTTGCGGCTCCACGCATCTCCTGCTATCATCATAGGCCCCTTGACGAAAAGGAGCGCTATGGAGCATCTCGCCGTTTCGCCCATCCAGCTCGCAGACGAGCCCGCCTCGGGCCGAGAGGACTGACCCGTGGTCCTGGGGCAGTGGATCGTGACGCTGAGCGATCTCGATCCCGACGCCTACGTCGTCTACGACTTCGACGCCTACCCCGGCAGACTGCGCACGCTGTCTCGCACATGGAACGGCGCCTACTGCCATCTCACGCTCGACCACGGCGACAGCCCGATCACCGTCGCGCAGCTGCTCGAAGACGCAAAGCAGACGCAGCTCGACGTCTTCGAGGGGCCGGACATCTTCAAGGGACACCGCAGAGTGCCGCTCAGCACGCCGATCTGGGCCGACGATCTCAGCGACACGGTCAGCTACCGGATGCTGCTGGGCACCGACGATGTCTACGGCACGATCGTGCTGCGGACGGTTATCGCCCCCAGCGAGTACTTCGTCTGGTGAGCCGATGAGCGACGCCACGCGCGCCAACGCAGCCAGAACCATCCCGTCCATCAACACGCGATGGACGTTGGACGACCCGCAGCATGACGTCTACGGCTGTTTGGTCGAGATCGAGGCCGTCATCTGGACGAGCCGCCAGCAGACGCACGTCATCGCAGCCAAGGTCATCGAGCACGTGTCGATCCCTGCGGGTCGGCGGCTCTGGTACCTGCTCGACGAGTTCGCGTCGAAGGCCAGCCCCCTCTCCTGAAAGACCCGCGCCCGGCCGCCGAGCTTGATGTTCGTGTGAACCGCTCGACGGCCGGGCGGGCAGAAAGGAGACGTCGTGTTCTTGTCGAACGCTGCCGCGTTCAGCAAGCAGTGATGAAGATAGGCCCCTGAGTCCGACTTGTCAAGCCCTTGACATGCTCTGGCATCACGACCTATCATCACAGCTCCACCGACTTAAAGGAGCGCGATCACATGCAGACCAACAACGGCGACCGACTGCTTTCGGACGATGAGATCTACGATCTGCTTCGCAACGGCACGGACACCGGGGATTCGAATCAGATCGACAAGCGGATCAGGGAGTGCGTCGTCGTGGCGCACAACGCGCTGATGGACGCCACCTCCCTGCTGCTGCGCACCGCGCCCAAGGAGTTCAACATCACGCCGTCCGAGGCCCTCGCCTACGTCTACAGCCTGCTCATGCACGAGCTGCTGGGAGGTCTGGCCGAGCGCATCGCCGACAGCATGATCTACAGCCTCAGCGAGGCTGAGACTGTGACGACCGACATCTACGACGAGGGCCACGAGCAGCTCACCGACGAGCAGGCCAAGCAGATCCTCGATGTCGCCAACGTCGTCGCGGCCCAGCCGGTCAACGGGACGCACATCGCCGACAGCCAGATCGCAATGACGCTCATCCGGATGTGCGACGAGGTCTTCGCCACCTCGACCGGGCCCGTCAGCGACGTCGCCCACAAGATCGTCGAGCTGGCCGACAAGTGGGGGATCAAGCGATGAGAGCGACCGAGAACCTCATGAAGACCCTGGTCCACCGAGCCATCTGCGACCGCGAGTGGTTCAACCGCAACTACGAGGCGGCCGTCGAGAACATCGAGGACCACACTGACCAGGAGGACTCGCCGCACTGGCTGAGCCCGTCGACGATGATGAGCCTGGAGGTGGGCGGCAGGTTCATCATCGACGATTGCTGTGCCGAGCTTCCCATCGACCTCGTCGAGCAGATGGCCTTCGAGATGCTGGTCCTCTGCGATCTCGCTCGGTCAGGGCGGTTCGAGTGATGCGTCACCCGAACCCGCTCAACTACAGCGACGGACACCCCCTGCTGGCGGCCAACACCATCATCACGATGGACGGCAGCCGAGTCGTCGCCGTCGTGTACGGAGCCAGGCCCCTGTCCACCTTCGATCCCGCGCTCGCCGTCGTTCACGACGGCGTCGAGACGGCGCTCGGCTGCCCGTCCGTTATCAAGCGCCACGGCGTCCAGGCCGCCCACGACCACTGTTGACCGTCGAGCCTAGGTGCTTGACGTGTAGCCTCTAGCTTGACATACTAGGGCCGACGTCAACCATCAAAGGAGGTTGCTTGTCAACGACCATCGACATCGAGCAGCGCAACAAAAAGATCGTCGCCGAGGCCCTGCAAGGCGAGAAGTTCGTCGACATCGCCAGGCGCTACGGGATCTCAGCCGAGCGTGTACGTCAGATCGCAGCCAAGGCTGGTGACCCGTCCTGGTGTCGCTATCGCCAGCGCAGCCGGACGCCGCGCGTTGTCTACTACGACCCGCACTCCCCCGATCCGATCGAGCGCCGCAACGCCGAGATTGTCAAGGCGCGCAAGGAGGGTACGGCATCGATCTACGAGCTGGCCGACCGCTACGGGATCTCAGCCGAGCGCGTGCGCCAGATCGCAGCCAAGGGCGGCGTTGACGGCTCGCAGGCGGCCGACGCCTACCTCAACAACAAGCGCAAGGCCGAGTTCGAGCGCGCCAAGGCCAACCAGGACGTGATCTTCATGCGCTACATCGCGGGCGACCGCATCGAGGACATCGCCAAGGCGTTCGATCTCCCAGTGAAGGCCACCCAGGAGTTCATCGATGAGATGGTCACCGACGACGTCATCGCGGCGCGCTACGCCAACATCACCCGGCTGTACCACCCGCAGGCCGACCCCGGCCCGCGCGAGACCAGCAGGCAGTCGTCGGCGGACCGCTACTGGACGCCCGAGCGCTGCAAGGAGGCGCTCATCAAGCTCGCCCGCGAGAACGGCAACCTCCTCCCCAGCTCGACGCAGTACCAGCGCATCGCACCCGACCGGGACGACCTCCCCTCCTTCGCCACGATCCGCAATCGGCTCGGCCGTTGGACGTTCGTGCGCGCCGACATTCACAGGGCGCTGGCGGCCAGGTCGAGTTAGTCGACCTGGCTCGCCTATGATGATAGGCTAGCTCCTGGTGGGCCGTTGTAGGCCCTGGAACCAGGAGCTTCATGAGCGAAAAGCACGCCTATGTCAACCTCGTCGACACGATGGGCGGCGACCTCGCCGTCGTCAACTCGGCTCGTGTCTCCTACGGCAAGTCCAGCGTCGAGCTGAACGATCGCGATCGACGACTCATCCACAGGCTGCTGCGCGACCGCCACGGGACTCCGTTCGAGCAGTCGGTCATGACCTTCTACGTCCGCTGCCCGATCGTCGTTGCCCGTGAGTGGTTCCGCCACCGCATGGGCAGCTTCAACGAGATCTCCGGCCGCTACACGAAGCTGGAGACCGACTTCTACGTCCCGCGCCAGTTTCGCGTCCCTGCGCCCGATACCGCGCAGATGGACTACCAGTACGCCTCCGCAAGCGACGAGCAGAACGCGCGGGCGACCGAGGCGCTGGAGAACCTCTACGACTTCGCCGAGCGCACCTACGAGTACCTCCTCGAACTCGGCATCGCCAAGGAGCACGCGCGCCTCGCCCTCCCGGTCGGCGTCTACACCGAGTTCCGCTGGACCGTCAACGCCCGCGCGCTGATGAACTTCCTCGCGCTGCGCAACCACGCCTCAGCCATGCGCGAGATCCGAGGCTACGCCCAGGTCGTCGAGCGGTTCTTCGCCGACTTCATGCCGGTGACCCACGAAGCTTTCGTCGAGTACGGGCGCGTCGCTCCGTGAGTCTGCCGTGTACTCGTTGAAGCGCCGCTTCGCCAAGGTCGTGCGCTCCTATCAGCGCCTCAACGACCTCTACGCCAAGTCTCGGGCCCGAGAGGAAGCGCTCAAGGAGAAGGTGCGCGAGCTGCGCGCCGAGAACCGCGACCTCAAGCACGAGCTGAAAGAGCGCGAGCGGTCGGCCACGAGCCTGGATGCCCTGCTCGCGGTCGTCCGCTATGCCTCCGCGCAGGCAGCGATCGCAGGCGACGACGCGACCTCCGAGAAGCTGGCCGAGTGGTACGAGGTCATGAGCGGAAACCTCAAACCGCCACCGCCCCACGCGGTCCATCGCATCACCGCGCTCTTGAAGGCGTGGCTCGACTACCTCGACCTCGCAGACCGGGCGCCGCGCGATCTTGTTGATGATCGCAGAGACCATCTACGAAGGGAGACCATGCATGTCCTCGATCAGCTTCAGGCGCAGACTGCCGGACTCTTCGCTGGAGCCGACGGCGTTGCGCTGTCCTGACTGCGGCAGCCGACACGTCCACATCCAGACCGCCAACCCGAGCCGCGACTACTACGTCGAGCAGCTTGTCTGCTCGAAGTGCCGCGCCAAGACCAAACTCTGGGACGGCAACACGGCCGAGATGAACAAGCGCAAGCGCTCCCGCAAGCTGTTGCGCAAGAAGATGCGCGCCGCCGCCCGTCGGCTAGATTCAGGCGGCGACGCGGATCTCTAGGCTAGTACCAGCCGTTTGCGCGCTGGAATCCGTCAGCGCCGCACATGCTGCCGTAGCGGCCGACACTGTAGGAGATGAACCACCGGATCTGCGTCTCGGGGTTCGTCGCCCAGTCGGCACCGTGGGAGGCCATCTTGCTCCCCGGTAGCGCCTGCCCGATGCCGTAGGCACCGGACCCGCTCGTGTTGTAGACGTCGTGGCGCCAGCCAGACTCGCGCCACGCCAGCGCAACCGCGCAGTGAGCCTCCGCCATGCCTCGACGCTGCGAGACCATGAAGAGGATCAGGTTGCGGTTGCAGGTCGGCGTACCGCAGCGCATCGTCATCCTGATGCGACGCTGCTCGGCGAACTTCTTCTCGTTCGCACGCATCCTGCGCAGCGCGGCCTTTGACTTCGCGCACTTGCGCATCATCGCGAGCTTGTGTCTCGCCTTCGCTGAGATCCGCGTTCGCCGGTAGACCGCCTTCGCATAGCGGCGGTGGGTGCTCACGGTCGCAACGCAGGTCGGCTTTGCGGGCTCGACCTTCTCCATTGCCACGACCGGTATGACGACCTCCTGAACGATTGGAGTCGGCGCCTGCTCAGGTGTGATTTCAGCGTCCTGAGCGAGCGCAGTCGTCGCGAGAGACAGGGATGCTGTCGCGCCTGCGACAACAAGAACTCGCGGCACAGGTCTCATGGGCTTCCCTTCGCCAGCCTTCGCAGGTACCACGCCCTCGGGCTACTTCCCCACGGTGCTGCGGCCGGGCGAGACGCCTAGGGGCCGCATGGCTGGTCGAGTGGACTCCTCCTTCCTCTGGACTACAGGTGCAGCCGATACCCTATCATCATAGGTATGCGTGTTCTAGGCGTCGACCCATCCAGCCGTTCGCTCGGCTGGGCGCTCGTCGTCAGCAACACGCCGGTCGCTATCGGTGTCTGGACACCAAAGCCGAAGTCCGCGCCGTCGCTCCAACGCCTCATGCAGTGCTCCGAGGCAATGGACGTGCTCATGAACATGTACGAGCCCGACGAACTCGTCATCGAGGTCATCCGGGTCAGCACATCGCACGATACGACTCGCGTCCTCAGCCGTATCGAAGCTGCCGTCCTCATCGCCGCCCACCGGCACGGGATCACCCCGGACCGCATCCACGAGCACGCCGTCGGCGAGGCACGCGCCGCCTACTTCAAGGAGGGCGGCATCAGCAAGCACGACGCCCACGACGTCGTCCGCACCCTCTACCCCCAGCTCGACTGGCTGCCGAAGCTCACGGATTCCGGCCGAGACGGGCCTGGGCTTGACCAGTCCGACGCGCTCATCGCCGCGCTCGCCCGCGACAAGCTCGCCGCGCGGCCCAAGAAGAAGCGCCGCCGCAAGTCCGGCTAGCGCATCAACATAGGTCGCGTGGATAGATCACTGTCACGCGCGATCTACACCGAATCCGGACGGCGATCCGTCCTCATGTGCCCCTACTGCGAGGTCGAGCAAGATGTGCTCGCGTTCAAGTCGCTGTCCGTCGTCGCCAAGTACGCGGATCGCCTCAATCCGGTGCTCAAGTGCGTGCTGTGCCGACACGTCTTCAGCCCTAAGGAAGACGAGATCGCATGAACCAACTCGACGTCGAACACGATCGCCTGCTCGCTGAGCGATTCGAGCACGTGCTCGCCACCAAGCTCGAACTCAGCGCCAAGAATGTTACGCCGGACGAGCGCCGCAAGCTCGCCGGGCTCTTGAAGTACTACGCCAAGAAGCGCCACCCGTTCCGTGCCTGCGTGCGCGACAACACGAAGCGCTTCGGGCCCGATGGTGCCAAGCGCATCTGCGCGACGCTCAAGGACATCATCAGGGGCACTACGCGCTGGCGCGGCAAGAACAACCCGCGCGACAAGGGCGCACCCGGGATTGTCGGCCTCAACGAGGACTACCTCGGTCCCCCAGAGATCGACGAACGCCTCGCATCGATCATCGAAGAGCTTTCCGAACTCGACCTCTACGAGCTACTCGATCTCGCCGCGCTTGACGACGATTAACGTTCTGCGCTCCGAATCTGATGTCAGGGTGGCGGTCTAACTTGATAGGTGAACTGCCATGCCGACGAGTTTCATCCCAACCCCACCGATGGTTGAGGCCGCATTTCGCGGTCTCCATCTCGCAGAGGGTCGTGATCTGGAGATCGCGCCCGACGCCAAGGCGTGGGCACAGAAGATCTCCGAGGGCGAGTCGCTGACTGCCGACGAGGTCAAGGCGATCGAGGCCACCTTCTCGGAGACGCGCGCTCGTCGCACGCCCGAGTGGGGCAAGCCCGGCGAGGAGACCGACGCCTACGTCGCGCACATGCTCTGTGGCGGCGACGCCGGTCTCATCTGGGCGAAGAGCGCCGTCCGCGAAATCGGACTCTCCGAGGACAAGGACGCCGAGAGCACCACGGACGAGCCCACGGTCCACGTCTACAAGGAGCTGTTCTTCGACGAGGCCGGCGCCGTCACGATGGACAACGACGGGCGCATCTGGAAGCCGGTCCTGCGCGAGGGCACCTGGGCTGTCGGTCCCAACGGCCGCAGTCTCAGGGTGATCCCCGGTCGCTCGCATAACCAGCGCGAGGTGATCGGCATGCAGGACATCGTCGACGCCCATAACGAGGGCGCCGTCGAGCACGTCACGATCCCCTTGTCGCACGACGACCGGGTCGACGAGAACACCGGCTACGTCGACAAGGGCTGCGTGAAGATCGTCCGTGGCGAGGACGGCGTGCATCGCATGTACGTCGGCCATCGCTTCACCGAGCCGGACGTCAAGGCCAAGGTCGAGCGCGGATCGATCGCCAACACGTCGGTCGGTCTGGAGTTCGACTACGTGCGCAAGGAGGACGGGCGCCGCTTCCCCGTCGTCCTCAAGCACGTCGCCCTGACGAACCGGCCGTGGATCAACCGCCTCACCCCCTTCGGCGTGCAGGCGAGCGAAGGCGACGCCTACGAGGTCGAGTCGCTCGTCTTCGCCGAGCCCAACAACGACTCAAGCAACCACTCCGAGAAGGAGATGAGTGAAGCCATGCCCCAGGAGATCAAGGACTTCTCGGAGACCGAGGAGTACCAGGCGCTCAAGCAGAAGAACGAGGAGCTGGAGGCGCAGCTCGCCCGCCAGAATGAGCTGATCGCGCACTTCGCCGAGAAGGAGCGTGAGCGCGAGGCTGATCAGCTCATCGCCGACCTCAAGGCCGTCGGTTTCACCGAGGAGGCGGGCTGCACGGAGTTCCTCAAGTTCAGCCGCTCGCTGATGCTTTCCGACAAGGGCGAGACCGCTGTCCTGCTGTCGGAGGACGGCCAGGCTGAGCGCCCGCTGTCGATCGCCGGTGTCCTGCGCGAGCTGTTCTCGAAGCTCCCGCAGACCAACGGCGAGGGTAAGCGACTCCAGGTCCAGTTCTCCGAGATGGTCAGCGACCCGCTGGGCCTCAGCGAGTTCACCCGACCGGACGCCGAGCCCAAGCACAAGCCCACCACCGAGGAGCTGGACAGGGAGTACGAGGCGATGTTCGGCTCCATCCAGGTTCCGACCCAGGTGTGAAGAAGGAGCCCTGAACAACGATGTACGGAGTCAACCAGGTCAAGGTCGGCACGGAAGAGATCCTCGTCTTCCCGGCTGGTCTCGACGCGATCAAGAACGTCGCCCTCGACGCTTCACTCGTCCAGCCGGATCCGACCAACCACAACCGGCGCATCCTCAAGGCCGGGACGCTGCTCACGAGCGCTGGCACGGTTTCGCCGACCGGCGATAAGCAGTACAAGCGCTACACCGGCACCGGGATCATCGAGGGCGTCCTCGCCGACGACGTCGAGTTCCTCGACGGCTCGTCCAACTCGGATCGCGCGTGGGGCATGTACTACCACGGCTGCGTCTTCCGAGCTTCCAAGATCGTCGACTGGTCGCTGTACGGCCCTGACGCCAAGTCGACGCTGAACACCTGCAAGTTCGAGACGTTCTGACGCTGGGCTGACACCAGTTTCAGACAGGAAGTGAAGTAGAGATGCCTCAGACCACGTTCGACATCTGGGATACCGCCCAGCTCACCCACATGGTCGAGCGTCGACTGACGGTCGGCAAGGAGAACACGCCGTCTCTCGGCGATCGCCTCGCCCCGTTCGTCGACGTTCAGTCGCGGAAGGTCAAGTACCGTGTCGCCGAGGTCGATGCGTTCGGCATCGGCAAGCTCCGGGCGCCCGACGGCAACCCGCAGCTCTACCGCTCGTCCATGACGTACACGGACCAGCTCGTGGAGCTGGCCCTGCCGGACGAGATGGAGCGCATCGACGAGGACACGATGCTTCGGCTCAACTCCTCGGACGAGAACATCCGTCGCTCGGCCGGTGCCGACGTCATCACGCGCGGCTCGATCCTCGCTCTGCGCAACTACCGCAAGATCGAGGCCATGCGGTGGGAGATGTTCCTCACCGGCAAGGTCACGCTCGATTACGACGACTCCAACGTCCAGATCGACTTCGGCCTCCCGGCCGACCACCAGGTCATCCCGACGATCGCCTGGACCAACACGCAGGCGGCGAACATCGTCGACCAGGTCCGCGCGTGGCAGAAGAAGGTCGCCGACGACGTCGGCCACCTGGCGCTGCACATCTACATGAACTCCACGACCTGGGAGTACGTCTACAACAACAAGGGCATCCGCGATCTGCTGTCGACCTGGGGTCGTTCGCTCATGGTCCCGACGCGCGAGGAGGTCGCGCGCCTGTTTCACGAGGGCACGACCATCGAGATCTACGACGGCGGCTACCGGCCCGAGGGTGCGGTCGGCCGTGGCGACTCGTCGCTGACCAAGTGGCTGCCGGACGGCTACGTCCTCATGACGACCGATCACATCATCGACGGTCAGCGGATCGCGGACACGCCGAACGGCCAGGTGCTCGTCTCGACGGGCTACAACAGCGCCGAGCCGCGCCAGGGCCCGGCGTCTGAGACCATCCTGCACCCGGTCTCCCACAACACGTTCCTCCGCTACGCGCGTGCGGCCATCCCCCGCATGCTCGTCCCCGAGGCGTTCTTCGTTGCCGACGTCTACCAGGGCGTGGAGGAGCCGCCCGGGTCGGAGGAGGGTGGCAACGGCGGTTCGGGTCAGAGCTGATTGGTAGTTTCCTATCAACATAGGTAAGGAGAGCTACCGATGGCATTCAAGGTCCGACTCGATCTCAACCGCGCGGTCTCGGTGACCCTGGTCACCGGGTACGACAAGACCCGCCCGGGCAACTACTCCACCAAGGAGGTCATCCTCCTGCCCGGTGCGAAGGTCCCCGACAACGTCGACCCGTTCATCATCGAGCGCTGGAACGCAGGCGACCGTGCCCTGCGAGCCATCCTCGAAGTCGACGAGGACGGCGTTCCGGAGTCCCCGTTCGCGCCGAAGGCCGAGCAGGCCGCGCCCGAGCCCGAGCCGGAAGCCCAGACGACCGCGACGACCGACTACAGCTCGCTCACCAACGACCAGCTCGCGCAGCTCGCCGACGAGCGTGGTCTGGACGTGAAGCGTCTGGACGGCAGCGACGGAAAGCCTCGCAAGGAGGACTACGTCGCGGCCCTCAAGGCGGCCGACGCGGCGCCGGTCAACCCGTTCGGCGCCGTGGCCTGATCGCCACGAGCCGGTTCAGGACCCAGATGAGGGGCGAGCGCAGCGAACTGCCTCGCCCCTCGCTTCTTCTAGGCCGATGCCCACAGTCACGTTCAAGGACATAGCCCCGCCATCTCGATCCAACGGCATCGCTTGGGTCGCCGTCAACGTCTACTACGCGGACACCGAGAGTGGGCCGTTCTCGATCATCGATCAGCTCCACCTCTCGCCGCTCGACGTCGACCCCGAGCACCCGATGGCGCGCACCTTCATGACGTCGAAGGCCCCTGCCGACAGCGGGTGGTTCGAGCTGGAGTTCATCGATAACTCGGCTGACTCCGAGAAGCTGCCGGTCATCTACATCGAGGCCGAGCCCGTCAGCGAGATCGCCAAGCTCGTGCGCTCCTACATCCCCGAGAGCTACCGAGCGCTGGTGAACGATGATGACTACGGCCAGGAGATGGTCAACCTGCGCATCGAGGCCGCGCGCTACGAGGTCCTCCCTGCCGCGCTCGCCAACGCCGACGAGTCCACCTACAGTCCGCTGATGAAGGACTACGTCGCCTGCACGGCAGCGCTCCAGCTCATCCCGGCAGCGCGCGACTACTGGATGCGCCAGAAGATCTCCCTGTCCAGCGGCTCCCAGGAGAATCTCACGCTGCCGGACCCGATCCAGGCGCTCAAGGACCAGGAGACGAACCTGATGCGCCGTCTGGCGAACCTCTCAGCCAACCCGGCGATCGTCGCGCTCGGCTCCCAGAGTCTCGACTACCCGCAGGTCAGCTCGACCGGCGACTTCATCACCACCGATCCGTTCGAGTGGCCTCCGGCCTTCGAGACCGGCACCACGACGCCATCCGAGGTCTGACCCCAATGGCGCAGTTCGATTCCCGCATCGACGTCGAGCGTCTCCAGCTCGCGCTCTACACCGTCATCTACCGCAACATCAACTCCTACGTCGTCGCCGAGCAGAAGGCGTCAGTCGCGCTCGACGAGAAGCTCGCCGAGATCCGCCAGACTCCGGTCACGCCGGTCGTGCTGGAGCAGTTCGAGCCTCGCAACATCCACTACGGCCACAAGCCGTCGATGATCGAACAGCCGATTGAACGCTTCCCGACGCTCTCGGTCATGGCCTGGACCGCATCGCAGTCCGCCTTCAACATGCAGATGAGCGCCGGGTTTAACGTCCAGATCGGCGCCACTGTCGAAGCCATCGTGCGATCTGACCCGCTCCCGATGAACGGGTCTCAGGACGAGTTCGGCGAAGAGCAGGTTGGCAAACGCATCAAGCGCACGATGGAGGCGATCAATCAGATCATCTCCGACAACCCGTCGCTCGACGGCGAGTTTATGCCCAGCGACCAGCCGCCGCGTGTCATCTTCGGCGACATCTTTGAGCGTGAAGGCGACGACCCGAAGAACGCGACGAATCGCTACATGTGGCAGGGCGTTCGCATGGAGTACGCCTTCACCAAGCAGCTGTTCACGTACAACATCGATCAGTGACGGAGCACACATGAAGAACTACGTCTACAAAGGCAATCGCTCCGATCGAGATCTGACCTCAGAGATCGCCTTCGGTGATCAGCGGGTCGGGCTCGGCGGCACGATTCGTCTCTCTGACGAGGACTATGAGCGCATCAGCAAGCTCTTCATCCTCGAAGCGGTCGAAGCGCCGAAGTCCGGTTCGGACGGTACTGTGAACAAGGAGTCCAGCCCCTCAAATAAGCGCTGAGACCGACCCGTTCAACGTGACACCTGAAAGGGGCTGATCAAGAAAATGGCCGACCAGTTCTATCCCGTTCGCATGGACCCGACGGAAGGGCTCTTCCGCGCGCCGGGTCGTCTCCTCTTCGCCGATCTGTCGCAGCCCTTCCCGACCCAGATCAGCGACATCATCGACATGTCCACCTTTGCTGCGAAGCAGGGTTGGACCGACGTCGGCGCGACGAAGGGTGGCGTCTCCATCTCGTTCAACAACTCCGAGGAGTCGCTCACCATCGACCAGTCCACCGCCGAGATCGCGTCGATGCCGACCACGGTCGAGATGACCGTCTCGACCCAGCTCTCGGAGGCTACGCTGGAGTGGCTCGCGTGGGCCTGGGAAGGCGACAGCGTCACGACCAACGTGTCCCCGACCGTCGCCGAGAAGGTCACGCACTTCGGCCCGTTCGAGAGCTACACGGTTCGTCGCCTGGCTGTCGGCGCGCGTCGCCCGCAGACCGGCCGCATCCGCTTCTTCGTCTTCCGCAAGGCGCAGCGCGCTCCGGCCGACTCGTCGCTGGAGTTCAACTCGACGGGCGACCAGCAGACGATCCCGGTGGAGTTCCGCATCCTGCCCGACACGTCGGTGCCGAACATCAAGCAGCAGTTCGCCACCGTCTTCGATCAGGTCGCCTGACCCTCTCACCCGAGCCATGTGCGGCGAGCGGCCCGGCCTCAGCGCCGGGCCGTTTCGTGTCTGAAGTCCGGCTCGCCTGCAACTATCTACATAGCTGACACCCCTCCTTGCAGATCCGAGCAGCGAAGGCACCGGGTCACGTTCTCCACCGATCGGGGAGAGCAGGCACGTCGACCACGCGCCCGCTCTCCCCGTTCTTGTAGGACCGCGCATGATCAGGATCGAGTCACACAATGTCTCGCCGAACAAGCTCCGGGCGTTCCCGATCTACGTCGATCACCAGCTTCACGACTTCGTCGACGAGGCGCTGGACTACGGCGAGAACTACATGACGTCGATCGTCCCTCGCGGCAGTACGCACCGCCTTGCCGAAGCCATTACGCGGACTGGCCCGGTCTCTCCGGCCTTCGGCCACCACATCGGCTCGATCATGGTCGACCCGCTCATCGCCCCATACGCCCACTTCGTCGATCGCGGCACCGGCGTCGACGGCCCCTACAAGACGCCGAGCATCGTCATGCGACCGTCGCGCACCGGCCGCCCGGACCGGGGCGTCCACCGCTTCTTCAAGAACGGCGAGGAGCCTCGCTTCCGCAAGGTGGTCAAGGCGCGCCCCAGCGCCAAGATCGAGCATGGCAAGAACTTCTCCGGGCGCACCTATCAAGCGATGCGCGACTGGCTGCGCATCCGCACCGGCGTCCTCGCCAACCGTCTCGCCAAGTACTTCGCCGACCCGAGTCGGCCGATGTAACGCCAAGTCCAAAGGGAGCACATATGACCGATACCGAGAACATCGATCTCACCGAGGCGATCAGCCCCGGCTCGACCGATCCCAGCGTCGAGCCGCGCCAGCAGCGCATCCGTGGCCTGACCGGCAGCGAGCTGGAGGGCTTCGACCGCACCTACGTGCAGCGCAAGCTCTCGTTCTTCAACAAGATCGCACTCGGCAAGATCATCGCCAGGCTCGCCAACGCAGCCACCGACGACGGCGACACCGAGCTGCTCTCGCGCCTGGGCGCGATGTACCAGCGCGACGAGGACAACAACGTCATCGTCGATGAGAACGGCTTCCCGGTGCGCGACATGCGCGGGGTCATGCTCGCGATCACCCCGAAGATCATCGAGCTGGTCCCCGATCAGCTCGCCGAGCTGTACATGCTCGCGCTCGGTGTCCCGGATCACGAGAAGCCGATCGTGCGCGAGATCCTCCAGCAGCCGCACGGCGATGACGGTACCGGAGGTCTCTCCGACGAGGACGGCATCGCGATCCTGGAGACCTTCATCGCCCAGAACAAGAAGGCCATCGAAGACCTTTTTTTCGAGCACCTCGCACGAGTGGTGCGGATGTTCAGCAAGACGGAGACCAACTCCCAGACGGAGGGCTCGTCGGCGCGCTCGAAGCGTACTCGGCGGAGCACCCGGAAGGAGTAGACGAACTCCTTGCCTGGCCTGAGGAGAAGTTCCACCTCTTCTACCAAGCGTTCGTTCGACGAAAGGCGGTAGAGCGAGTCCTCGAACAGAAGACGCTCAGCATCGCAACATTCACAGCGGCACTTTACGCCAACCCGAACTACGACTCGGAGTCAGGCGTGAAGCATCGGGCCGACCGGATCGAGCGATTCACCCGCGAGATGGAAGAGATCGTGCGCAAGTCGATCATCGAGATCTACACGGGTGAGAAGCCGAACACCGAAGACCCCGATTGGGAAGACCCGTTCTTCGCCGCGATGGACCTGCCCTACGACCCGAAGACCGGAACGCCGAACCCGACTTACAAGACGACCGACGGGAGCCGATGAACCCATACGACTACATCATCCGTATCCTCATCGACGCCCAGTCGAAGGTCGGCCCGGCGTTCGAGCGTACTGCGGCCCAGATCGAGCAGCTCGACAAGAAGCTCAAGGACCTGGACCGCAGTACGCGCCCGGTCAACCAGCGCATCAGCCAGCTCGAAGCGCACGTCGAGAAGGCGCGCAACACGATGCGCTCGTGGAATCCGACGCTCGACGCGATCAACCGCAAGAGCAAGGACTACTCCGACACGCTGACGCGCGTCAACCGCAATATGAACCGGCTGGAGCGGAACGCCGACAAGGCCGGTGGCGCGCTTGCTCGACTGAACAAGGTCATCGACGGCCTGGAGCGCAAGCTCAACAACCTCGACGCCAAGATGACCGAGATGGGCGCGCGCACGTACTCGCCCAAGGTCGAGCTGGACGGCAACGAACACACCAAGCGTCAGATCGACGCGCTGCTCATCAAGCTCGGGCAGCTCGAACGCAAGCGCACGAAGGTCCGCATTGATACCGAGCGCGAGATCCTCGATCGCGAAATACGGTCGATTGAGAAGCAGCTCGACGAACTCGGCGCCGAGAATCGACGCATCAAGTACCAGGTCGAACTCGACCAGGAGTACCAAGGGAAGTTTCGCGAACTGGAACGAAAGGCTCAGGAAGAGCACACGCGAAACCTCAACCGCCAGCGAGAGCGGCGGCAGAAGTTCCTCTCCGACGTCCTCAACGACGTCACCAGAGAACTCGAATCAGAGACACGTGAGCACGAGCGCGCAATCGCTGAGCGCGAGGCCGCCGACCGTGCGTATGACGAGCGCCGCCGTCGTGCCCTCCAACTCTCTGCCGAGTACCAGCGCCAGCTCCAGCGTGAGCGCGAGCGCGAGGAGCGCGAGGAGCGCGCTCGCACCAAGAAGCGCCTCTCCGAACTGCTGGAGCAGATGCGCGAGGCCACGTCGTCCGAGATCACGATCCGGACGATCCTCTCGACGCGCCGGTTCAACGCCGAGTACGACCGGCTCAAGGCACAGCTCATCGAGCTGAGCGGCCTCGACATCAACCCCGAGGTCCGGCTCAACACCAAGCAGTTCCAGGCCGAGCGCATGATGCTCGAAGCCTGGCTGCGCGAGATGGGCATGCGGAAGGTCGAGGTTCGCGCCGTCCTCGACTACGACCGCTCGGCCACGGACCGCTTCTCGCAAGTCCTCGACCAGATCGCCGACCACCTCGACAATCGCTTCCAAGTCTCGTTCATCAAGGCGATCAACGCCGCCCTGAACCTCGCGGTCATCTTCTCCGGTCCGCTCCTGTCGTCACTGACCGCAGTCGTCGGGGCGTTGACCGCCGTTGCCGCTGCCGCCGGTGAGGCCATCGCCGGACTCGGCGGTCTCGCCAGCGCCGCAGTCGCACAGGCCATCCCAGCCGTCGGCCTGCTCGCCGCTGCATTCAGCCGCGTCGGCGCCGTCATGAAGGTTGTCGAGCTGGGCGAGAAGCAGCGCACCCAGGGTGCCGCTTCAAGCGTCCGAGCCGACACCCAGCGCGCCAACGCGCTTGAAGCCGTCCGCAACGCCCAGCAGGGCGTCGCCGATGCGCAGCGCAACCTCCTCGAAGCCCAGGATCGGCTCAACAAGACCCGCATCGACGGCGTCCGCACGCTCCAGGACATGGTCCTCGCTGAGCGCAACGCGCTGCTCGCATTCCAGAACAGCCAGCGCGCGCTCGACGACGCCATCGCCACCGGCCAGGGCGGGTCGATCCGCGCCCTCCAGCTCCAGCGCGACCGCGACGCGATCAACCTCGCCCGCCAGCGTCAGGACACGTCCTCTGCGATCGCAGGCGGCGTCGAGAACCTCGAAAGCGTCCGCAACGCACGCCAGGCGGTTGAGCAGGCTGCCGCCCAGCTCGACCGCGCCAACCGCAGCCTTGATCGCGCCAAGCGCAACGTCGAACAGGCCGGACAAGCGGTCGGCGGCGCCACCGACAAGTACGCCGAGGCGCTCGACCAGCTCAGCCGTGGCGAGCGTCGGCTCTTGCAGTCGATCAAGCGCCTCAAGGCGCTCTGGGACGACACCGACGGCGCGCTTCGCGGCATCTCCGACACGATCGTCACCGCGTTCGCCTACGCCGTCGATCAGGCGACCGACATCCTCCAAGACCCGCAGATCCTTGACGCCCTTCGCACTCTCGCCGAGAGCATCGCCGCATCGCTGCGCGGGCTCACCGACTTCTTCTCCAGCGACCGCATGCGCGACGCGCTCGCCTTCTTCTCAGGCGAGGCAGCGGAGAACGTCCGGGTCTTCGGCGACATCCTGCAAAGCCTCGTCGGCATCTTCGTCGATGTCTCGCGCGCCGCCAGCGGCATTTTCGCCGACGCGCTGCGATCGGTCGCCGAATGGCTGGCCAGCATCGATCGGTCGCTCAGCTCCAACTCCGGCCAGAACAAGCTCGCCAACTTCTTCGAGCAGACCAAGCGCCCGCTCAACGCGGTCATCGACCTTTTCGGCGCACTGCTTGGCCTGTTCGCCGCGCTCGCGGGCCCCGGCGGCGCTGCCGACGCTGGCACCGAAGGCATCGAGCGACTCACGCGGGCCATTCGCAGCGCGACTGCCTGGGTCGTCAAGAACGCCGAGGAAGTCCGCAAGTTCTTCCGTGACTCGATCGAGTCGACCGGCGAGATCTTGAAGGTCATCTTCGAGATCGGCCGCGCCCTCGTTGAAACCTTCGACCCCAACTCGGTCCGGGTCTTTGCCGAGTTCATCCGCACCGCCGTCATTCCGGCGCTCGAAGGCTTCGTCACCATCATGAACGAGGTCGCCAAGGTCATCCTCGGCATTGTCGACCTGATCCCCTCTGACGTCTTCAAGCTGCTCGGCGGCACGGCGGGCATGCTCTTCGCCATCACGCGCCTCAACGGCCTGCTCAAGGGCATCGCCGTCCTGCTGCGCAGCGACGTCTTCAAGAACGCCTTCGCGCCGATGCTCGCGACGCTCAAGCAAGTGATCGCGCGCATTCCGATCCTCAACCGTCTCCTTCGCAACACCGCAGGGGCCACGATCATCGGGCCTGGCGCAGGCGGTGGTCGCGGTTCCGGCGGAGGCCCCGCTGGCGGCGCCGGTGGAGGCACCGTCGTCGCAGGCCCGGGCGGTGGCCGGACGACGGCACCAAAGGGTGGGCGATTTGGGCGATCCGGCAACATCTTGCGCGCCGTCGGTCGCGGCGTCGGATGGTCCGCTCTCCTCTTCGGCGGCCTCGACTTCATCCAGAATCGCGACATCGTCAGCGCCCTCCATGCCGCCGACCCGTTCAACATCCTCGAAATCTTCGGCCTCAAGTCGCCGTTCGCCGTGGACGGCCCGCTCGGCCGCTACACCGGCCACGATGGCTGGAAGAACCTCTGGGCCGACATCACCGGCCAGAAGACCGAGATCGACAAGACCAAGGACGCGATCAAGGGCTTCAACAAGGTCGTCGAAGATCTCGGCGGCATATCGCGCCTGCCGAGCAAGATGATCAACGAGCTGGCAAGGTACGCCGAGCAGCTCCAGGATCAAGCTGAGCGTAACGGCCTCAAGGACGCCGCCAAGAGCCTGTCCGAGTTCGCCCGCAACGCTCGCACAGCCGCCCAGGAAGCCAAGGCCACCGAGGACGCCATGCGCGGCCTGCGCCGCGAGGGCGTCAACCTCACCACCGACGTCGCCCGGACCATCGGCGCCGGAGCGGTCAGCGACATCGAGTGGGGCCTGCGCGGTCTGCGCCAGGGCATCCCCAGCTCGATGCGCGAGTTCCAGCGCATGCTCACCGAGCAGGTCAAGCTCATCCAGACCACGCTCGTCGATGAGTCCGGGAAGCGCATGCCCGGCTGGTACGAGGCGATGGCCAAGACCTATGAGCTGGCCATCGAGAACATCAAGCGCCTGCGCGACGAGGGCAAGATCTCCGCCCGCGAAGCCAACCAGACCCTCGCCGAGCTGGAGCGCAAGTACCGCTCGTTCAGCGCCAAGAACCCCTTCGACATCAGCCGCGACTTCGCCAAGCAGATCGCCGAGGGCCGTGGCGAGCGCCGCAAGGCGATCGAAGACGTCATCAGCCAGATCGAGTCGATGCCCGCTCGCTTCCGTCGCACGGCTGCCGAGTCGGTCATCGGGCTCACCAAGGGCATGGAGTCTCGCGGCGAAGTGCCCAAGGGCACGGCCAAGCGCCTGGCCTACGAGATCGGCCAGCACTTCGCCGACATGCGCGACATCAACATCCGTCGCGCTCAGCAGATGGCTGAGGGGATCGCCAAGAACATCAACAAGATCCCCGGCTTCGTCGATCGCGCTCTGAACTGGATCGGCAACTTCCTCAAGACCGTCATCGACAAGCTCGACCTCAACGAGTTCGTCGACACGGCAAGCGACGCTTGGGACTCGGTCAAACGCTGGACCAGGAAGCTCCCCAGCATCATCACCCGCCGCGCGCAGGGCGGCCCGGTCATCGGCCCTGGCACCAGCACCAGCGACAGCATCCCCGCTCTGCTCTCCAACGGCGAACATGTCTGGACCGCCGAGGAGGTCAAGAACGCTGGCGGCCACGGCGCGGTCTACGCCCTGCGACGCATCTTCGGCGGCGGCGGGCAGAGCAACAAGGTCGGACGCTACGCCGCTGGCGGCGCGGTTACGCCTCCCGGCATGGCCGCCATCCCCGGCCAGGGCGGCAACGGCACCCCGGCGGGAGTCGAGTACGTCAATGTCGCAATCGCGCGCCTCGTCCGCGATCTCATCCGGCGCTTCAACGTCCTTGTCACCGACGGCTTCGACCCGACCGGCCGCAAGCACAAGAGCGACGGGCACATGCGAACCGGCACCGCCGTCGACTTCGTCCCGAAGGACGGCAACTGGGACAACGTCGACAAGCTCGCACGCTGGGCCGTCAGCAAGGGTTACACCACCCTCTACGACGGACGCTTCGGCACCACTGCTGCATCCGGCCACGGTCGCGGCCACCACCTGCATATCGACTTCGCCAAGGCCATCAGCGACGGCGCCGGGGACTCGGTCAGAAACACTCTCGAAGAGACCGTCCAGAACGTCGTCCGGCGCTACCGCCAGCTCACCGACTTCAAGCTGCGCGGCCCCTCGTCGCCGCTCAAGAACTCGCTCCAGGCGATCTTCAACGAGGCTGTCCGCGCGGCCAACAACGAACTCAAGCCCAAGCGTCGCCAGCGCGACCTCGCCGACTACGCAGACGACGGTGGAGGTTCGTCCTCTTCGCTGCCATCCGGCAGCACTGCCGCGCGGATCTACAGCTTCTTCCGCAGCAAGGGCTTTACCGACGCACAGGCCGCAGCCTGGGTCGGCAACGCCATCCAGGAGTCCGGCCTTCGACCGAACGTCGTCAACAACATTGGCGCCGCCGGACTCTTCCAGTGGCTCAACGAGCGTCGCGCTGGTCTGCACGCCTTCGCTCAGCGTCGCGGCACGAGCTGGGCCAACGTCGACACCCAGCTCGCCTACGCCTGGCACGAGCTTCGCACGACTGAGCGCGCTGCCTACGCAGCCATCAAGGCCACGAAGTCGCTCGAAGCGGCCGTTCGCGCGATCACCGACCACTACGAGCGCCCCGGCAAGCACGAGGCGGCCTACGACACGCGCATCCAGTACGCCCGCGAAGCCCTGCGCAAGTATGCCAAGCGCTACGCCGCTGGCGGCCCGGTCCGAGGCCGTGGCACCGGCAAATCCGATGACATCCTCGCGCTCCTGTCAAACGGCGAGCACGTCTGGACGGACCAGGAGGTCCGCGCCGCAGGCGGACACAAGGCCGTCGAAGCCATCCGCCGACTCGTCCTCACTCCGCGCATCAGCGGCGACAGCGACATCGCTGGAGCTACGAACGCCATCAACGTCTTCCTGCGCGGCCTTGCGAAGTTCGCCAAGACTGCCAAGAAGGGCCCCGCAGCGTTCGCCTCGGCCATCGACGTGCTCTTCCGCGACAACGATGGCGCGTTCTCGCAGATCCGCGAGGCCATCGGGCGCTTCTCCGAGTCAGCCGCCCGCGTGGTCCAGGACATGCAGGTCCGCGTCACGCGCAGCGGTATCTTCCGCGTCGGTGGCGCTGCTGCCGACCCTGCGATCCAGGGGCAGATCGACATCGCCAACCTGCGCACCGAGCGTCGCATGATCGCGCAGGCGCGTGCCGAGACGACCAAAGACATCAGATTCCTGCGCGAGCTACTTCGCTACACGACCAACGAGAAAGACCGCGAGGCCATCAGGGGTCGTATCCAGACGCTGCGCAAGGATCGCAGCCAGTTCACCACCGATTACCGCGACAATGCGCTTAAGCTGTTCGCACGCCAGGAGCAGATGCAGGAGGAGATCGACGAGCGTCAGTCGAGCTTCTTCGATCGCCTGGAGAGACAGAACGAGCGGTCGCGCCGCATCAACACCGCCCTCGGCAACGACCAAGGCAACATCGCTCTCTTCGACGTCGAGGAGGCCAACACCAGAAGTCATCTCGCGCAGCTGCAAGCCCTGTACGACGAGGCGGTCAAGACCGGCAACCAGCAGCTTGCCGAATCGCTCAACGACCGGATCGAAGAGAAGAACACGCGCCTGATCGAGATCCCCGTTGAGAAAGCGCAGGCCAACGTCGAACTCATCGACGCCAAGTTCAGCCAACGCGCCGCTGCGACCGAGCGCCGCTTCCGTCTCGGCGAGATTCTCGGAGTCTACGGCAACGCCACGGCCAAGATCGACGCCCAGATCACGGACAACCTCAGCTACATCACCGAGCTAGAGCGCGCACTCACTGTCGCCCAGGAAGCTGGCGCTGAGGGGCTCGTCCGCGACATCAAGGGCAAGATCGAGGACCTCAACGCGACGGTCGCCGAGCTTGCCGCCCAGCGCCTCCAGGTCGCCATCGACGAGATCAACCGCCGCGCGGCCTTCCAGCTCGGCCTCAACGACATCGTTCAGCGCCTCGCCAACCTCGGCGTGACCGGCGGCATGGCAGCGACCGGCATGTACAACATCGCCGCGCTCGGGCGCACCGACTTCGCCTCCCTCGACCTCGCCCTGCGCGAACGCGGCAACATCCTCCAGCAGCAGCTCGCCGCCCTCCAGCCGTTGCTCGCTCAGGCATACGCACAGGGCAACCAGAACGCGATCGAGTCGCTCACCACGCAGATCGCCAGCCTCCAGGCCGACATCGTCGAGAACACGAAAGCGATCCGCGACAACACCGACGCCGCGTTCGCCTACCGCGTCACGCAGATGGCGCAGATGAGCGACTTTAAGCTCGCCATCAACGAGATCGCCACCCAGATCAATGGCGCGCTCGGCTCTCTCAGCGGCACGCTCGACATTGCCACGCAGGTCCGGCTCCTGCGCGAGCGCGGTGCCGAGCTGGAGGCGCGCATCCGCGAGGAGAAGGCGTTCCTCGAAGAGCTTGTCGGCCCTGACCGCACCGGCGACCTCATGCTCCTGCGCGGCAACGACCTCGCAGCGTTCCTGACCCAGCAGTCCCCAAGCTGGCTCGACCAGAACGTCTTCGATGACGCGCAGCTGGAAGCGATCCGCAACCTCGTGCAGGCCATCCTGGAGCACGAGCGCGCGCTCATCGAGAACACGAAGGCACTCAAGGACGTCGAGAACTCGATGACGCAGACGTTCTCGACGTCGATGTGGCGCAATTTCCGCGCCTTCATCTTCAACGGCATGGGCGGGCTCGTGGGCGACTACACGAGCAGCACCAACTTCACCAGCGCCGCCTTGACCGGCTTCTCGCTCGCAGCCTCGCAGGCTGGCGGTCTGACCAACGGTGGCACCACCAACAACTACGGCGGCGACCACATCGAGAACTACACTATCAACATAACCCAGCCGACCGAGGTGCTCGACCCGACCTACGTCGGCCAGCAGATCGCATTCGCAAAGGCTGGAGCTGGAAGGATCTGAGATGGCAAACCCTCCTCGCGCACAGTTTGTCGACACCGTCCTGTACCGAGACCCGGTCACCGGGCAGGTCAGGATTCCGACGACGGCCAAGGTCACCGTCTACCTAGCTCCTCCGTTCGCTGGCGCCCCGCTCACCACGACCGCGCAGATCTACTCGGCTGAGACCGGGTCGTCTTCGCCTGGCAACCCGTTCCTCATCCCCGACGGACGCATCGAGTTCTTCGCCGGGCCCGGCTCTTATGACATCGTCATCGAGGACACGAGCCTCGACCCGCTCTTCGACACCCACGTGGTCCGATGGGATGCCATCCCGACCGACGCTGGTCTGCGCAAGGAGATGCTCCCCGCCGACATCATCGAGACGGCGCACATCAAGGACGAGCAGGTCACGTTCAACAAGATCGGCTCTGGAGAGCTGCCCGCGATCACGGAATCCATCGGCTTCACCGTCCCTGGCCTCGTCCTCATCCCGACCAACAACACGACCGACATCGCGGTCAACCCAGGCAAGTTCTGGTGGTTCACGGCCACAGAGACCGCCTACATCGATCGCTGCATCTACCGCACGCATTCAGGCTCCGTCACCTTCAAGATCCAGGTCAACGGCACAGACATCAACTGGACTGGCTCGTCCGGCGGCGAGGTCATCACCGCCACGACGAGCGCCGCCACGACCACGCTCTCGACGCCGCTGGCGATCTCGACCGGCTCCTACGTCCAGCTCATCCCGCTGAGCAACCCGAGCAACCAGGGCTACGGCCTCGCCGCTTCGCTCATCGCGCCGCACAAGCCCAACTGATGCCGCAGATCCTTCCGACAACGCAGATCACGGTCAACGACGGGACGCACTCCGGTGCCTACTGGTCTCCGGCCAATGGTGCCCCGTTCACGAACCCGACCGCGACTGTCCCGGTCTCAATCCCTGGCGGCCACGGGCTCGTCGGCGTCGAGGTCTACATGGACGCGGGCGGCAACTGGTTCGGTAGTCGAGCCGTCAACATCACCGTCCGCGTCAACGACTCCAACGGCCTGCACATCGGCGACGGTGGCGTCGACGCTGTTGGCCCCAATCAGTTCGGTGGCATCAACTTCGTCGGCCTGCGCCACACCGGCATCTCCTACAACCGCAACAACGGCGTCGACGAGCCGCTGGCCAACGTCAGCGCACTCTGGTATCAGCTCTTCCCTCAGGGCGACGCATCCGGCATGGGGCCGAGCACGTTCTCTCCGGGAACCAGCGTGCAATTCGTCCTGTACGTCGCGCCTGTGCGGCGCCGAGGGGCGGTGCTCTAGATGCCGATCCTCCTCGAAGCATTCGCGCGTCAGATCTGGAAGGGCGACCCCGAGTTCGCTCTGCCAGGTTCCGGCCTGGCCGCGCCGCTCAGCATCCGCGCCACGCTGTCGTTCAACGGCATCACGATCAACGATCTGACGACGATCGACCGCTACGTCGTCACCAGCGTTGACGGCTTCTACAGCGCCGACATCCGATCCAACAGCATCCCCAACCCCGGCGACCACGGCGAGACCCCACTCAACAACTTCGTCGGCGGCCGCACGATGCTCATCACCGGCTACATCGAGGCCCACAACGCCGAGCGCCTCGAAGACCTCACTCAGGCGCTCGTGTCCTCCTTTTACTCGATGACCGAGAAGCCGCTCGTGCTCTCGATCGCAGACATCGACCGCGACGTGCAGATCATGGCGCGCCTGGCCGACAAGCCCCAGTTCAGCGATCGCTTCGATGGCTTTCAGTTCCGCCGCAACTTCCAGCTCACCCTCCGCGCCACCGACCCTCGCTGGTACTCACTCCTCAAGCGCCACTACACCGCCAACTTTGGCCTCTACGACCAGTTCCTCGCCCCCAGTCCGCTCGCCAACTGGACGCTCATCGACGGTGACGAGCCCGACGTGCAGACCGGCGAGATCGCCGCGAGCACGTCAGACAACTCCCTCATCCTGCTCGACAGCCTCGGCTACCAGCCAATTGACGCGCGAATCACGACCAAGGTCACGACCGGAAACGCCGTCAACGACAACACGTTCATCGAGATCCGCCCGAAGTTCATCGACGTCAACAACTCGCTGTCGATCCGGCTCACGACCAACGGGTCCAGCTCGACCATCGCCATCTACTCGATCTCGGGCGGTTCGGCCACCAAGCTCGCAGAGAGCAGCACATTCACCCCGTCAGCCAACACGTCCTACTGGCTCAGCTACGTCCAGCAAGGCAACCTTGTCGGCGCCACGCTCTACTCCGACGACGACCCCTACGACTCGTCGGGCACGATCGTCGCCACCGTCGGCACCACGCTCGCAAACAACGACGCCCTCCAGTTCGGCGAGGGCACTGTCGGCCACATCGCACTCTTCCTCCAGCAAAGCACCCAGATCGTCGTCAACGACTTCCGCGTCGAGGCTCTCTCGCTCGACCACGACGTCATCACGGCCGTGAACGTCGGCAACTGGACTGCGCCACCGACAATCCGCATCCACGGCTACATGAAGAACGTCGTCATCACGAATCGCACGCCTCTTCGAGACGAGACTCAGCCGCGATTCATCAAGATCAACGGCGAGATCCCAGCAGGCACCTACTACGAGTACTCCGCTGCCGACGGGTCGCTGGTCAGCGCCGACGGAACCGACCACTTCGCGCAGATCGACGTCGCTTCACGTCCCTTGCTGATCGAGGGTCTCAACGACGGCCCCAACATCATCGCCATCAAGGCCGAAGAGGTGAGCACGATCGATGCTCGCATCGAGGTCATGTTCAACAACACCTGGCTCTGATCCATGTCAGACCACGGTCTCGTATACCAACAGCTCCCCGAGCGCAAGCACGCGAGCGTCAACGTTCGCTACTACCTCTACGAGAGCAACCTCTTCAACACCGACCCGCACCCTGTCACCGGGCAGCCGACGCCCGGAATGCACACGCGCGTGCGGCAGCTCCGTCCCTCGGACCGCAGCATCACGCTCCTGCTCAACAAGCCGGGCAGCGCCAGCTTCACCGTCCCGATCACGAGCGCAGACGCAGCCGCCATCGCAGGCCACCAGATCGACCGCTGCATCGTTGTCCTCTGCGACGGCGCCAACCCCGGCGACGACGACATCGTCCTGTTCTCCGGCCCTATCTGGAACTACACGCTCAACGGCGCCAACGAGACGATGCAGGTCAACTGCGTCGGCTGGCTCCAGTTCCTCGCGGGCCGTGAGCTGCGCCTGCCGTACATCTTCAACCAGGTCGACGCCGGGCAGATCGCCAAGCGCCTCGTCACCACCGCCAACCGTCAGAACGCCAACCAGAACGTCCTCAACGACGGCGCCACGAGCGCCGAGGACCTCCTCTTCGGGCGTGGCGATCTGGAGAACGAACTCGATATCGGTTTCGACGGTGACTGGAGCACCGACCCCGAGATCAGCAACGAATGGGCGATCTCCGGAGCCAACAGCCTCAAGTTCGTCTACTCGGCCAACAGCACCGGGATCGTCCGCGTCGGCGAGAAGTTCGAAGTCACGCCCGGCAAGACCTACATGGTCCGTGGCGTCGTCAACATCACCTCGCGCAGCGGAACCGCCCACACGCGCATTGATGTCGCCTACTACAACAACAGCGACGTCCTGATCGCCACCGATCAAGGCACTCAGCAGAACACGGTCGGCGTCCATGACGTCATCCAAACCGTCGTCGCCCCGCTCGGCGCAACCAAGGCTGCCGTCCATCTCGTCTGCGCCGCGTCCGCAGGAGGGGCGATCACCGGCTACTGGGACAACTTGCTCTGCTCCGAGAACGACGTCGAGATCTACCCGACCCCGATCGAGGTCGACGATCTCTACGTCGACTACCCGGCCAACCCGCCCGGCGCCGACCGCATTCGCACCTACCAGCAGGACCAGAAGATCCTCAACGCGCTCGAAGAGTTGGCCGGCGTCGAGGCCGGATTCGACTTCGGCGTCGTCATCGTCAAAGACAACCCATCCGGGCAGCCCGGAGGTGAGACCTACAGGCGCTTCTTCCGCGTCTGGTGGCAGCAGGTCAAGAGCGGCGCGAACATCTACGGTCGCGGCTCCGATCGCCCAGACGTGGTGTTCAGCTACCGCTGGATGATCCCGAACCTGTCGGACTTCACCGAGAACTCCCAGGTCGACAGCCTCAGCAACCGCATCAAGGCGCGCGGAGCCGTAGGTGTCGGTATGGCCCAGGACATGGACTCCATCCGCCGCTACGGCATCTGGGAGGACACCGAGCAAATCACCGACGTAGGAATCAGCGCCGAGATTCTCAAAGCCTACGCGGGCGCCGAGGTCGTCTACCGCTGCCAGCCGATCAAGCACTGGTCACCGACGCCCTTGCCTTACGACGGCACCAAGAAGGTCCCGCGCTTCCCCGTCGACTACGACCTCGGCGACATCTGCTACGTCGTCGCTGACCACGGCGCACTCCAAGTCGGCACCGATCCCGCGATCGGCAAGCAGCCCATCCGGTTCTTCGGCGTCACGATCAACTTCGACGACGCCGACAACATGACCGTCTCGAACGTCCAGACGAGCTACAGCGCATGAGCATCCCACAGTTCACCCCAGACGTTCGTCGCACGATCCAGAACCTCGAAGACGGTCTTGCGCGCGTTAAGGCAGATCTGCTCGCGCTGCAAACGTCGCCCGGCGGTGGGGCTAACGACGGGTCGACGCACGTCCATACGCAGTCAATCCCGTCCTCCACCTGGACGATCAACCACAATCTTGCTCGATACCCGTCGGTGACGGTTGTCGATTCCACAGGAAGGGTGCTGTTTGCAGCAGTCGAGTACGTCAATCAGAACACGATCACCATCACGTTCGGTGGTAGCACTGCTGGCCAGGCATTCTTGAACTAACGGAGAACGACAATGGCGAATGACGAGGCACCTTTTGGTGTAAGCATCAACCTCAACCAGTACGAGCTTCGCAACGCACGAGTCCAGAACCTCGCTAGCGATCCGGGAAGCCCGGTCGAAGGTCAGGTCTGGTGGAAGACGGCGACGAAGCGACTCGCCATCTATGACGGGTCAACGACCCGCGAGCTGCTCGTCTCTGGCACCATCAAGAACAGCGACATCGCGTCCGACGCCGCGATCGCAATCAGCAAGCTCGCTGTCGATCCTCGCGACCGATCGACCCACACCGGCACTCAGACCGCCAGCACGATCAGCGACTTCAACACGGCGGTCCGGTCGAACCGTCTGGACCAGATGGCGGCGCCAGCGGCGAACGTGTCGCTCAACAGCAAGAAGATCACGAATCTCGCTGATCCGACGTCCGACACCGACGCAGCGAACAAGAAGTACGTCGACACGAGCATCTCGAACGTCGTGACCGGCCTCAAGCAGCAAGCCATCTCGGTGTTCGCTGCCAGCGGCGAGAACCTGAACGATTCAGTCGGCGGTCTGAAGATCGATGCGTCGAACCTCGGCGACAAGCTCCCAGGCGTTTCCTCCGAGGACCTTGTCGAGGGAGAGACGCTGATCCTCGTCAAGGACCAGTCGTCCGCAAATGAGAACGGCATCTATGTCGTCGACGAATGGGACGACGCCTATAACAGCTGGAACTTGATTCGCGCCGATGTGATGAGCACGTGGGACGACGTGCCGGGGCGCCTCATCATCGTCGAGTCCGGGGGCTTCGAGGACACGATCTGGCTGTCGACTGCTGATCGCGGGGGCACCCTGGAGATCACGCCGATCACGTTCACCCAGCTTCCGATGGACGTCGAGACGGTCACCGCCGGTGATGGTCTCCAGAAGACGGGGAGCACGCTGGCGGTCAAGCTCGATGGGTCGACGCTCTCGGCCTCGTCGATCGGGCTCAAGATCGCTAATGGCGGCATCAGTAACGTCCAGCTTGCCAGCAATGCGGTGACGGGCGACAAGCTCGCCGACAGCGCCATCGTCCTCAACGGCACCAAGGTCACGGGCGCCCTCCCCATCAACAAGGGAGGCACGGGCGCGACGTCTGCCGCAGCCGCGCGCACCAACCTCGGCGTCCCGGGCAAGTACACGAACGGAGGCGTCCACGCGGCTGGGGCCACGATCTCGATCCCGGCCTCGACTCACGGTCTTGGCTCTGGTCGAGCGAAGATCGTCCAGGTGTGGCGACTCTCCGATGGCGTTGAGATCATCGCGAACAAGACCATCGCGGCCAACGGCGACGTCACCATCACGTTCGGTTCGTCGGTTGGCGCCAACACGCATGAGGTGGTGATCGTGGGGTGAGCGCAATCGAGGTCAGCGGCGATCTTCGAGTTACGAACGGGACGCTCTACCTGCCGAATCTCTCGGGTACGAACGGCGGAGCGCTCGTAGTCGACACATCCACGGGTGAGGTTTCGGTCGGCGCCAAGCCCGGCGAGGGTGGCGGCGCCGGCCCCGTCGACGCCACGAAGGTGGGCGAGATTCGCACTTGGGCGCGGGCCACGATCCCCGACGACTGCGTCCTCGCTGACGGCGGCACCTACACGCAGGCCGACTACCCAGAGCTGTACGCGGTGGCGGTGGCCGAGCAGACCGCAGGCAACCCGCTGTGGACGGCGAACACGAGCGCCAAGACGTTCACGGTGCCTGACCTGCGCAACCGGTTCATCTACGGCAAGGGTGCGAAGTCGCTGGGCGCGACGGGCGGCTCGGAGACGCACACGCTGACCGTCTCCGAGATGCCGTCGCATAGTCACGCGATCAACGCCTACACCACGAATCACGAAGCGGGAGGCCACGGTACCCGCGTTGACGCTCATGGATTCCAAGACCGTGTACTTGTAAATGTGAGCGGGGGCCAGTCGTCAGCAGCGGCCGGTAGCGGTCAAGCGCACAACAACATGCCGCCCTACGTGGTCTTGGCGTTCATCGTGCAGGCCAAGCCGGTGGCCGTGTCCGAAGGGGGCGAGCTAGTCGACGGCTCGGTCACCGAGCAGAAGCTCGCCGACGGCGCGGTCACGACGCAGAAGCTGGCCAACGGGGCGGTGACCGCCGCGAAGATCGACTACGGCGACGGCCTGGAGGCCAACGGCAACAAGCTCCAGGCGAAGCTGGGTGCAGGGCTCGCGTTCGACGGCAGCGGCGCGATCGAAGTGACCGGCGGCGGCGGGTCAGGTGGTGCTGTCCGATGGCGCGGCGCTTGGTCATCGGCCACGAGCTACGATAAGGACGACGTCGTCTCGTACAGCGGCTACTACTGGCGCGCAGTCTCAGCGCACAGTGGAGTGACAGCTCCGTCGTCTAGCACGAACTGGACGTTGTTCCTAGCATTGGTTGCTGGAGCGTCTATCACGTTCACGCCGCGCCAGAACGCGATCTACCGCATTCGTGCCGAAGTCATCGCGTACCCGTCTGGCGTCAACAACGGCACTTACTTGCAGGCGTACCTTCGCGACAACGGCAGTCCTATCCACGCCGCAGAAAACGTCGGCTATATCGACAACTGGGCAGGCTATCGCCAGTACCAGTACCAACACTGGTCCCGAGAGGTGTGGCGCGACGCACCTGCGAACGTAGCGAGGACCTACGACATCACGTACAACAACAATCAGTGGGCGGTCGACTCAAATCGCCTGATCATTCAGGAGATCGCCCACGCCTAGGCGACCCGTCAAGACAGGCTGGAAACGTAACATTCACCCGTGGCCTCCAGTCCTGAACAGGGTCGAACCATGTGGCCTGATGAGCGCATCGACGACCTCGCTCGTATGGTCCGAGACCTGACCCCACTCGTCGCCGATGTCGCTCGTCATGACGCCTTGATCGCGCAGGTCATCGATCGGCTCGACGGCATCGACACCGCCATCGCCAACATCGACGCGACGCTGACGAAGCGCATCGAGGAGGTTGTCGAGGCCCAGTCAGAGTTCCGCGAGGAGTACAGGGCTAATCGAGAAGAGGATCAGATCGCCCAGGCGAGACGCACGGCCGAAGAGCGCAAGCAGCGCGGCGCCATCATCATCTCTCTCGCAGGCGTCTTCGTGCCGGTCTTCGTCGCGCTCATCTACGTCGCAGCCTACTTCCTCTCCAACGGAATGGTCGAGGTACCGAAGCCATGACCAAGGTCTTTATGTTCTTCGCGCGGCCTAGGGTCCAGGCAGTCACGGTCTTCATCGTCGGCGTGCTCGCGTCCATCGCTCTCATCCTCGCTGGTCTTGCTGTGGCCCGCATCAGCGATCAGGCTGAGAGTCTGGCCGAGTTCAGCCACGCTACCGTGCAGGCGAACATCGACGCGCGCTACGACGACTGCATCACGCTGGAAGAGGTCAAGGCCGCAGGCCGTCAGTCTGTTGAGGCTGACGAGCAGGCGGAGTCCATCCTCTTCGACATCCTCCCCCAGCTCGACACACCTAAGATCCGCGCCATCATCGCCAAGGCGCGCGCTCGACAGGTCGATGCCTACGAACAGGACGACTGCTTGGCCTACGCGCTCGAAGCCCTGCCCGAGGGCGCCGATCCCAACGACTATCTGATCCCAGAGGGTTGAGCGAGAACGTCCCCGGATGGCTCGATACCACGAGGAGCGTGGCTAGCCTATCTTGATAGCCACGTGCTATGCTCTCGCGCGCAATGAGCGTGTCAGCGAACCCCTTCATCCCTGAGATCCTGACTCCAGAGGAGGTCGCAAACCTCCTCCGCATCTCGCGCAAGACCGTCATGACCTACGCCCGCAGGGGCGACATCCCCAGCTTCAAGGTCGGCAAGTATGTCCGCTTCCGGCGCGAGGACGTTCAACGCTATGTGGATCAGGCGTCTGCTCATCCGTCCTGAATGCGGCTGAGTAGGTTGGCGTCCTCACGCTTGGGCATCCAGTGGATGTAGACCATCGTCGTCTGGATATCGGCGTGCCCCATCCACTGCTGGATTGTCGTCAGGGGGACGCCTGCCGCCGCACACATAGTGCCGAATGCATGGCGTAGGCCATGAAACTTCAGCTTCGGCAGCTCAATGCCTTCCTTGGCCTTGGCTTCGATCACCGCATCGCGAGCCTGGTTGTATTTCCGTTGCACGCAGCGTGGGTGGATGTGCTTGCGCGGGTCGCCGTGGTTGAAGACAAGCCAGGACGGATGCGCGCCTTCAGGAATCAAGGGCTCCAGGATGTCGCGAGCCTTATCGCTCATCGGCACGGTTCGAGCTACGCCAGACTTCGGGTCATCCTCGCCAACTTGAGGCCCTCCGTAGGTTTTCGGAGTTCGGATCACGCGACCGTCGAAGTCCAGGTTGCCTACCCGCAGCGCAATCAGCTCACCCAACCGCAGTCCGGTTAGAACACCCAAACGAATGATGTCGTCGATCGGGTGGTCGTCGCACGTTGCAGCGATCTCTTCGATGACATCCATGTCGTAGACCTTGATCAACTGGCGGCGCCGACGAGATGTTCGGCGCTCCATCTGATCCATCGGATTGCTGTCGATGTACTTCTTCGCGATTGCGTACTTGAAGATCGTCGACAGAACAGTCCTGTACTTGTCTCTTGTGCGCGTTCTGTATCCGGCGGATCGAAACTCTTCGTCAAGCTTCGCAATGTCGTCAGCCGTCACCTTGTCGATCGGTTTCGATCCGAGGAGTTCGTGCACGATGGCTGGTGTCTTCTTCACCCCGTCCCGTCGCGTTGTCGCACCCTTGGTTACGAACATCGACCTATAGCTGATGAAGGACGAGCGCTTCAAGTAGCCGTCTTCTACTTTGTCTTTGCAGTTCTCGACCCATTCATCGACAACCATTGCGAACGTGACGGTCGGCTTGCCGTTTGCATGGTTGGCGTCTCGCGCCTGATGAGCGCGCGCTATCTCAGCTTCGCGCTCGTCAATCGCAGCTTCGAGCGCCTTGATGGCGTCAGCATGAGTGAGGAACCCTTCGGGGCAACGATCGCGCCGCTTGGCCCAGAAGTTCTGCCAGGAGTCGTAGAGGCGCTTCTCGCGCAGCTCTTTGGCGACGAACGGGTTGTTGGCGACCGCTTCCTTCTTCTGGAGCCACGCCGGGCCAAGCTTCTTCTGTCGCTTGATTCCAGCTGAGTCGCGCCAGTAGCCATACCACTGCGGCCCGCTCTTGCGCTCGACGACGTTGAGGCTTCCGTGCGTGGGCATGCCGGGATGCTAGTACGCCGTGTAACTCGACGTGTAACTCCGCTAGCGGAGCAACGGGGATCAAAGGCCCCCATCAGCAAGCCAAAAAACCGCTAGGAGCGCGAAATCAGCCTACTGCGTGGAACTCGAAGTTCCGCGACTACCAGGCCAGCGCATCCGTCATAGGTCGCCAAAATGCCTGCATACCGGCCCATTTTGCGAATCACCACCTTGCACCAGACCACTACGTGTAACTGGGGTCGTGTAACTCGGCGCGGTTTCCCTCCCAGAACCGAGCAAGCTCATGAGGGACCGAGAAGGCCGATCAAGGCGCGAATGCTCCAATGGATCGAGAGGGATCGAAAGGGGTCGAAGCGGCCAGAAATGGGACGACGTGTTTCAATCTGGTGCGTCGTCTATGGTCTGCACTGGCCGTTCGGCACGCTGTGCGCCCGACAAAGCTCTAACATCTGGCCAAATCTGCCGAAACCTTCCAAATTTCGACAGAACCCTTGATTGACTCGAAGAGACCTATGTAGTTAGATCAGCCTATGATCCTTAGATCAAGGTGATCGCGCTCATAGGTCCCGCGTCGGACAGCGAACTGGTCTCGGAGCACCGTCACCTTGTCGTCGTAGAAGTCGTAAACGATCGGGGGTGCCTTTTCCGAGTGGACGCGCTTGACACGACCAACCATCTGGCGAACCGGAAGCGGCTGCCTCGTCGGCCAGACCAAGAAGAAGCGATCGAGGCGCGGGATGTCGAGCGCCTCTTGGCCGACCGTCGAGATGATGAGGATGTCGCCGTCATTCGCAGCCTCGACGATCTTCGCGCGCTCTGCGCCGGACTCATCGCCCGTCATCATCATGACACGGTCCCTAGGCCATCCGTGCGCCATCGCCCATGCTGCCAGCTCATGGGCATGAGACTTCTGATCGGTGTGGGCGAGGCAGGTGTGACCACGACAGCTGGCCATGATCTTCGCGATCACGGTGTTGCGTCCGCCGTGGACCTTCAACTCCTTGATCATCTTCTGCCACTGGCGACGCTTGTCGCGGGCGTTCGCCTTCCACGGGAACTCGAACGGAGTTCGCACCGCGATGACCTGCGGACGAACGAGCACGCCAGCCTTTTCGAGCATATTGTCCGTCGTTCGGCAGATGATCTCACCTATGATCCCGCGCGACGCGATCGTCATCCACATGAACCGATCGGGCGTCGCAGACAGGCCGATCCTGTACTTGGCCGGGAAGCGCTGGAACAGCTCACGCACGGTTTCCGCGCTCACTGCGTGGCACTCGTCCAGGATCACGGCCCCGAACTGGCACCACCAATTCCGAGCATCGAGATCATCCTTCCGGCGCCACAACGCCTGGCGCAGCGCGACTGTGATGTCGCCTTCGCTCCACGACCCTTCGCCGATCAGGCCGACCGTCATCCAGTCGCCGAGCACGCTGCGCAGGCGCTCGATCCACTGTGTGGCGATGTTGATCCGGTCGACGATCACGAGCGTGCGCTGGCTTGCGCGTGCGATGAAGTGCGCTGCCGTGATCGTCTTGCCCGCGCCCGGTGGCGCCTCGTAGATGCCCTGCTCGCACGCAAGCATACGCTCGATGGCGACAGCCTGGTAGTCGCGCGGCCGGTACTCGTCCGAGATCTCGACGTTCAGGTCGATCGGAGCTTCGACGCGCCGGTCGTCCCAGACGGCCTTGTAGCCGCACTGCTCAAGTCCCTTCGCGAGCTTGTATGCGAAGCCTCGCGGGATCGTGAGCAGCCCGTCGGTGTCGCGGCGCAGCATCGGGACGAACTGCATCGGGTCGTCCGGGTTGCGCACGTCGAGCGCGCTCTCCAGCAGTCGCCTCGTTCGATCGTCGAGAAGCCGATCGTCGAGGCGCAGGAAAGCGTCTACGCGGATAGGGATCTCGGTGTGATGAGCCAACGCCCTGTCAATATAGGACCTTTGTCAAGGCCCCAGGAACGAGAAACCCCACCGGCCGGGGCCGATGGGGTTTCTCCGGGCATCGGGGTCATGGACCTATGTTGATACCCTGGGTGCGCTCATCACTTCGCAGACCCAGTGACGAGGATACCAAGTCCAGAGGTCTGCGAGGTGATCAAAGCGTAGCAAGCGATGCTGCGCGCACCCGGCTACGGGAGTCGAGCAGACCTCCTCCCTGCGGCACCGGGGTCGCCCGTCAGAGGGGCATCAAGTCTCGCTGCTCAGGTTGGCAACTGAGACAGCGTGGGTGAGATGGCGATCCCGACAAGGGATAGGGCTCCTTCAGGGCGCCCTGTGTCCAACTGCGGAGCGATCCAGCCAAGCACGGCTGCGAGGCGAGCGTCAGCGAGCCGAGAAGCCGTGCGCTGGTCAGATGTCAGACGAGATGTCGTCGACATGACCATCTACCAGGGCGAGTTCCGTTCGCGAGGGCGCTAGCCCGAGCGAACAACTCGCCAAAGAAACCGATGTCATCCTTGACATCTATGATCATAGGTCAGGAGTAGTGATGAAGAAGAACGCCCAAATTCAGCGAGAAGCCGTCGGCTATTTGCGCCCTCTTTCCTGCGGCGCCAATCGGAAGGGGACCTCGTGAACGCCATGAGCGAGAAGCGATACTCCATCACCCAGGCTGCGGCTCTCTTGGACCGATCGGTCAACACGCTGCGGTCCTGGGATCGGAACGTCAACTTCCCCGAGGAGCTGCGTCCGTATCGCGACGATCGAGGTCACCGCTACTGGACGCCGGAGCTGATCAAGAAGATCCAGAAGTGGATCGACGAGGCCGGCTTCTACCCCGGCAACTCGATCGCGTACAAGCCGGATTCCGAGCGGCGCGCCGAGCACCTTCGCCGCATTCGGGAGTCGCGCCGCCGACAGAAGGCGGGCAGCTCCACTGAGATGGAAGAGAAGCTCGACGAGCTGTACGAACTCGTTGTCGAGGCGTTCGAGAAGCACAACCGCTCTCTGGAGGATGTCGTCGATCTGCTCCCCACCGTCGCCAAGCAGCGCGGCATCCCGATGGAGGAAGCGCTCGAAGTCGTCCGCGACGCCGCAAACGACGTCCAGGCCCACGCTTAGACTCCTTCTCCCGCGTGATGGGCTTGTAGCCGTGCTCCTGTGTTGATAGGATCAGCGGCGCAAGCTCATCACTCGCGGAAGGAGACCATTGCCTACTAACGAGATCGTCTACTCGCAGTCCGAGCAGATCGGGCTGCCGAACTGGTCATACATCAACCTCCTCGCTAGCGCGAAGGCGACCGTCGAGCTTGGCAACGAGCCCGTCGCGTATGACCACCTGCACGCAGTCATCAACGACTTCATCTTCGATCGCGCCGAGCGCATCGTGAAGGCGCTGAACGTGGCGTTCGAGTGCGAGCACGAAGACCGCGAGCGCGTCGTGGTCGGCCAGCGCCACGACGACCCGGACTCGATCTTCTCCGGAGGCGTCGAGTGCACGTTCAGCCTCACGGAGCAGATCGACATGACTGCCGTCAAGGGACAGACCTGCAACACGAGGCTCATGGCTTCGTCGAAGGTGGTCTGGCTCCCGACGAGCATCGAGGAAGGCTTCAACTACCTGGCCGACTTGGTCTCCGCGCAGATGGGGCAGAAGCGAAGCGCTGTCCTGTCGAATCCGCGCCCCTGGATCAACAACCGATAGGGCATCTGTCGGGGCGCCCTGCACGGCGCCGAGATCACGACCAAGAAGGACCCAGATGGATATCGAGCGTGCGTTGCTCAGTCGTTGCATCAACACTGGTGACGTCGAGACTCTGATCTCGCGTGGCGTCGGGCCTCAGCACTTCTCAGACCAGAGCAGGCCGATCTTTCAGACCATCGTCCGTCACCTGGCGCAGTACGGAGAGCCTCCAAGCCGGGAGGCCGTGCTCATGGAGCACCCGAACTACCGCCTCGACGCTCCGACCGACAGCGTCGAGTTCCTGCTCGACAAGTTCGTCGAGCACGTCCAGCGACGCGAGGCAGAGCAGGCTGTGATCGACCTGGCTGAGCGTCTGCGCGACCCGCACGAGCAGGCGACGCCTGAGCTGCTCTTCATGGAGTACACCGAGCGCGTCGCGCAGATCATCCCCAACAGCAAGATCTCGCGGCTCAGCGATGCCCCCAAGCGCATCGACCTGTTCCGCAAGCAGCAGGAGCTTGGACGTCTCCCCGGCATCCCCATTGGCATTCCAGAGCTGGATCGCATCATCCTCGGCGTCCAAGGACACGAGCTGGTAGTCATCAGCGCGCCGTCGAGCTGGGGCAAGTCCACGTTCCTGCAACACATCTGCCTGTCGGCCTACCTCAACGGCGCCAGCAAGAAGGACACCCCGGCCTTCATCTCGCTGGAGATGGAGGGCGACGCGCTTCTGCGCAAGTTCGACACGATGGCGACCAACTTCTCCTACACGCTCCTGCGCGCGATGGAACTCGGCGTCGGCGACATCGAGCGCTGGGAGAAGTGGGGCGAGCGCGTCTCCAACGCGCCCAACGATATCATCATCATTGACGACATCGCCGAGTGCACCGTTGAGCGCGTCTTCGCCGAGGTCCTGCGATGGAAGCCGAACGCCATGTTCGTCGACTACTTCGGCATCATGACTCCCAGGCGCGTCGGCGGCGATGAGCACGTCTCGATGGCCAACATGGCCAAGGCGCTCAAGCGCATTCCGCGCCGCACCAACATCCCGCTCTTCACGGCTGCGCAGACCAACCGCTCCGGCTTCAAGGACGGCGTGCGCGCCGACAACGTCGCCGACACGATCGAGATCTTCCGCTCGGCCGACATCATGCTCGGCCTCCAGTGGGACCCCGATGATAACCCGGAAGAGATGACCGTCGAGATCATCAAGAACCGCGATGGTCGCAAGGGCTCGGCAACGATCGCCTGGGACCTGGAGCACATGCTCATCGGCGAGAAGAAGAAGTGGGCCTCGCGCTCTGAGATGCAAGCCATGATCGGCGCCAAGATCGACCAGGTCCCGCAGCCTCAGAAGCCCAACCTCTCCGTCATCAACAACCCCTTCGCGCAGGCCAACATCAACCCGGAGGTCGCTGCGGCGTGAGCCGCAGACTCGACCTCTCCCAAGTCGATGTCGTCGAGTTCCTCACCAAGCTCGGCGTCCAGATCGGCGAGGTCGGCCAGGAAGAAGTCCGCTTCCACTGCCCATACCCGGCGCACGAGTTCGGCGACCGACACCCGAGCGCTTATATCAACCGGCACACGACCGCATGGACATGCTTCTCATGCGGCGCCTCTGGCAACGCGATCACCTTCCTGGCCGACGTCGCCGACGTCCCGCGATCGACCGCGCGCCGCTGGATCATCGAGGCATGGATGCCCGACGCCAGCGAGATCGAAGACCTCGCAGACTGGGTACGCAGCTACTTCGCCCAGGGCGATCGCCAGACGGACGAACGCAAGCCAATCGCCTACCTCGACGAGCGCTACTACCTCGACCGCGCCGTCGACTGGCACGACCCCGAACCGACCCCGTGGAAGGCGTACATGTTCGGGCGCGGCTTTACCCCTGACATCCTCTCCTTCTACGAGGTCGGCTACGACCCGATCTCCAACCGGCCCTGCATCACCGTCCGCGACCCGAACGGCAAGCTCGTCGGCTTCAAGGGCCGAGCGATGGACGACTCGCACCCGAAGTACATGGTGCTCGGCGATACCCCGTCCAGCTTGCAGTACTTCGGCGAGCGCTACGGGTTTGCGCCATACGACGCCAAGCGCCACGTGTTTGGGCTCGACAAGGCCGAGATCGTCGACGACACGCTCATCGTCATCGAGGGCGAGCTGAACGTCATCGCCGCGCGCCAGAAGGGACTCCCCAACGTCTGCGGACCATCAGGCTCGACGTTCAGCGACGAACAGGTTGAGCAGATCACCGACGCCTGCTCGCGCGTGGTCTTGCTCATGGACTCGGACATCGAAGACCCGATGAGCGCCGCGACGGCACGATCCAAGGTGCTCGCAGCCATCGATCAGTTCGGACACTACGTCGATGTCTGGGTCGTGCCGGAACATGAAGGCGACCCGGCAGAGATGAATGCATCTGATCTGCACGCGCTCGTCGACGAAGCAATGAACTCGTTGACGTACCGATTGAAGATGCGTCTTGCATAGGCGAACGACTGCCGCTATATTGGTACCTGCGTCTAGCAACTAGCTGCACTAGTCCGTATCGCAGCACGATCAAAGGAGATTCAGCACATGCCTAAGGGATTCGAGAGCGCGAAGAAGGTCGGTGGTCGGCGCACCGGCTACGGTTTCATGCCACGCCCGCGCGGGATCAACTACTTCCGCCTCAAGCTCGACGGTGAGTCCGCCGTCATCCGGTTCCTCGACAACCACGACGAGATCAGCTGGGTGCGTCAGTGGCGCCTCCCGCCGTCGGCGAACTTCCAGTACGGCGAGTACGTCAACGCCGTCGACCAGTACGAGGACGGGACGCCGGACCCCGGCTACGCGGCCAACCTCCGCGCCTCGGTCCGCGCCTACCCGATCGTCATCTGGCGTAACGCGCCGGTCTACCAGCGCGACAACGATGGCAAGCTCGTCACCGGCAGCAACGGCGAGCGGATCATCATGGGCTACCAGGACCAGCTCGCGGTCTGGGAGATCTCGTACCGCACCTACGAGATGCTCGGCGAGCTGGACAAGAAGCAGCGCGCCAGCTCGCGCCAGGCTGGGCCCGAGGTCGGCCTCCCCTTCGTCGACTTCGAGGTCACGCGCAAGGGGCGCGGCACCGACACGCAGTACGTCTTCTACCCCGAGGGCGTGCCGGGCCAGATGTCGACGCAGGACCAGCAGCTCGTCGCGCAGTTCAAGCAGCAGTACGTGCAGGCGGTCGAGCAGCTCACTAAGGTCCCGACCTACGACCAGCTCGCCAAGTACATCAACGAGGGCGTTCCGTACCAGGATCAGCGAGCGCAGTCGCAGGAGGACAACAACGTCACCCAGATGGTGTCCAACAACGCGATCGGTCTGGACGGGGTCAACCCGTTCCTGAACGTCGCCTGATCGCATCACAACAGATCCAAGTCAAAGGAGGATCACGATGCCAGCAGCAAAGAGAGGCAGACGTCGGGCGACGGCCTCGTCAGGCCGCAAGCCCGGCGCCACCCGCTCCGGGCGCGTCTACAAGCTCTACGCGCTTGGTGACGACGGCAACGAGCTGACTTATCTCGCCGATTCGCCTCCCACCACAACCGGCCAGGCCGCTGTCCTGGCCGCTGTGAAGGAGGGCACGGTCGAGGCCGGTGTCAAGATCGTCCCGCTCCCCGAGTCGGCGCTGTCGGCGACCGAGATCGAGGCGCAGGAGATCCGCGAGACCGTCTACACGATCAAGGCCAGCGACGAGCCCAAGAGGCGCGGAGGCCGCCGTCGCAGGGTCGACGACGCAGGCGAGGAGGAGACGACGACTCGCCGCGCCACGAAGGCCAAGAGCGCCAACGGACGTCGCCGGTCTAGGACGGCCAGCGAGCCTGTTGAGAAGCCCACCGCTCCGGCGCCCGAGCCCCCGGAGCCTCCGGCGACGCCGGATAACCCCTTCACCGCCCAGGCAGAGTAGTGGGCGACGCTGGAGCCCGGCCGTAGGGCCACAACGACCCTGGGAGGTCGGCCGGGCTCCAGTACATCCTCTCCCATAGACGACTAGGAGGCAAGCCCTGTGATCGATCTCGTCCAGGGATGGGAGTACGACGTCCTTCTTCCGTCCCTCACGACCGACGACGGCCGCACCTATGAGAACAGCCAGTTCCGCGCCACCTACAAGGAGCGTCGAGTGGCTCCACACACCCCGCAGTCTGACGACGTCAAACGCAAGAACGTCACGATCTACGTCTTCTGCGACCGCCTCGGCAAGTCCATCGAGGTCGAAGAGCCCCACCTGAGCGCTGCACACATCACTCCGATCCGGACGCCGAACACGGTCAAGAGGGTCAAGACCATCAGGTCGGGCGGCCCGGACAAGCTCACCAAGGACGACGACCCCCTCATGCTCTGATGATCCTGTCGGACCGCGACATCGTTGACCTCTGCCGAACCGGCGGACTTGTCGAGCCCTTCATCATCGACAACGTCCAACCCGCATCGATCGATCTGCGACTCGGCAACGACTTCCGCGTCTTCGTCCCTCACTCCGAGGGCACGATTGATCTCGCTAGCCCGACCGACATCACCAAGCCCGTCTACGTCGACGACGATCGATCGTTCGTCATCCACCCTGGCGAGTTCGTCCTCGGCGTGACGATGGAGCGCGTCAGCATCCCCGGCGACCTCGTCGGCCGGGTCGAAGGCAAGTCGTCACTCGGCCGCCTCGGGCTCATCGTCCACGCGACTGCTGGCTACATCGACCCGGGTTTCGTGGGCCGAATCACGCTGGAGATGGCCAACCTAATGCGCGTCCCGCTGCGCATTTACCCAGGCCAGCTCATCTGCCAACTCAGTTTCCACCGCCTCGCCACCCCGGCTCGCTCGCTCTACCAGGGCCGATACCAGGGCGACATGACGGTGGCCGCCTCGCGATTCAAGATGGGAAGGGCTCATGACTGACTCGCACGACGAATTCAAGGCCGATCTGCGCGCGGTTCTCGACGACCTGTACGACTTCCTCGTCTTCAAGAACCGCATGTACGGCGACTCGGCGCTCAACCCGGTCCGGTGCTTCTCCAAGCTGTCGTCGCTCGACGCCATCCGCGTCCGGATCGACGACAAGATCAGCCGCCTGATCAGTGGCCAGCAGGACGACGACGAAGACGTCGTCCGCGACCTCTTCGGCTACCTCGCCCTGTACCACGTCGCCAAGGAGCGAGCTGGAAAGTCGTCGCGGGCCGCACATTCGGTCAGCTAGGAGGCACTATTGAGAGTTGAGCTTCATCGCCACAGCATGTGGAGCCTGCTCGACGGCTCTGGCACCGGCGAGCAGTACGCCACGCGCGCCGCAGAACTCGGCATGCCAGCCCTGGCGATCACCGACCACGGCACGCTCGCAGGCGTCCTCGAACACGTCGCTGCATGTGAGCAGGCAGGCGTCTTCCCCATCATCGGCTGCGAGATCTACTTCCGCGAGAACCGCCTCATCGACCCCGGCCAAGATGAGAATCGGTTTCATTTGACGCTGCTGGCGATGAACGGCAACGGCTGGATCAACCTCCAGCGGTTGACCTCCGAGGCATACGCGACCGGCATGAAGTACATGCGCGGCTCCTACAAGCCGTGCGCTGATTGGGACCTCCTCGCCCGCTACAGCGAAGGCATCTTCTGCCTGGCCGGGTGCTTCAACGGCGTCTTCGCGCAGTCGGTCCTCCGAGGCGACGAGCCTTCCGCTAAGGCCATCATCCGGCGCTTCCAGTCCATCTACGGCGACAACTTCGCGCTCGAACTCCAGCCCCACGATTGGGACGACCAGCGCATCATCAACCTCGGCACCCTGCGCCTGTCCATCGAGCACGGCGTCCCGATGGTCGCTACAGGCGACGTCCACATGCCCTACCGGGAGTGGACCGACGTCCATGACGCGCTGTTGAAGATCAGCACCGGCACCAGCAACCTCAAGACCAAGAAGAAGAAGGCCGCAGGCGAGGACGTCTTCACGATGGAGCAGGACTACCCAACGCTCCATCTCATGGGCCACGACGAGATGCTCGCCGCGTTCGCTCACGGGCACCCCGATCTCCCGCAAGACGTCGTTGTCGACGCGATGCGCGAGTCTGTCGAGATCATCAAGCGCTTCATGCCGTTCTACATGAGCCGCGACATCAAGATGCCGCGACTCACCCACAGCATCATCCGCAAGGTCGACGAACATGGGCCTGACGTCGACCTCAACCGCGACCCCGACGAGATCATCAAGAACATCGTCAAGCGCTGGTGCATCGAAGGGATCGACGACCTCAAGACCTTCTACAACGCCGAGCATTGGCTCAAGTATCCTGTCGAGCGCTACCAGCGCCAGCTCGAACACGAGTGGGACGTCTTCGATCAGATCGGCCCGCACGTCTGGCGCTACATGTTCGTCGTCGCAGGCGAGGTTCGCTGGGCGCGACGCAACGACATCATCGTCGGCGCCGGTCGAGGCTCAGCCGCAGGCAGCCTCACCGCCTACCTCACCGGCATCACCGACATCGACCCGCTCCCCTACGACCTCATGTTCGAGCGGTTCATCAACCCGAACCGCAAGGGCATGCCGGATATCGACATCGACTTCATGCCCGGCGCCGAAGGGCGCGACAAGGTCGTCGGCCACACGGCATCCATCTACGGCGAGCGCAACGTCATCAACATCGCCGCCTACCAGACCTATGGCCCGAAGGCTGCCATTCGCGCTGTCTGCCGTGTCTTCGACGACGAGATCGACTACCCGACCGCCGAGCGCTACGCGAAGGTGCTCGACCAGCTCAAGCCCACCGACCGCATCGACCTGGAGGGGTGCGCCAAGCGCTTCCCTGAGATCGCGCAGTTCAAGTCCGAGTACCCGAAGCTCTGGCGAATCGCTGCGCGCATCGAAGGCCACCCATCCGCGCAGACGGTCCACGCATCCGGCGTCCTCATCAAGCCGTCGGAGGTCGAGATCCCGACCGCTGTTCGCATCGACACCGACGCCGCCGACAAGTACCAGAAGATCACCGCCTGGTCTGACAACCGCGAGCAGCTCGCCAACTACGGCTTCCTCAAGATCGACTACCTCGTCATCGAAGGGCTCGTCCGCCAGCACAAGGTCCTCAAGGCTCTGCGCGAGCGCGAGAACACGCCCATCGACATCCGCAAGCTCCCGGTCCGCTACGACCCCTACGCCGTCGACCCCGAGGTCATGAAGTCGTTCGCCAAGGGGCGCACGATCGGCGTCTGGCAGATGGAGGGAAAGGGCACGATTCCGGTCCTCAAGGCCGTGCGCCCCGACAACATGCACGACCTCGCAGCCATCAACGCGCTCATCCGGCCGGGCGCGCGTGGTGCCGGGATCACCGACGCCTACGCCCGCCGCAAGCACGGCATCGAGCCCGTCGAGTACTGGCACGAGAGTGTCGAGCCCATCCTGCGCAAGACCTATGGGCTCATGGTCTACCAGGAGCAGATGATGGAGATCGCCGTCCAGCTCGGCGACTTCACGCGCACCGAAGCTGACGACCTCCGCAAGGCGATGGGCAAGAAGTACCGCGAGGGTCTGCCTGCGGTCATCAAGTTCCTCGACGAACTCGGCTACGGCCCGAAGTTCATCCACAACGCCAGCTTTAAGGTCGGCGAGGAGATGGCGCGCTGGATTTGGGAGGAGCAGTGCCTCAAGTTCGGGGAGTACAGCTTCAACGCCTCCCACGCCTACGCCTACGCGCTCATCTCCTACCACGACATGGTCCTCAAGCTCATGGCCCCGGCCGACTTCTACGCTGGGTACCTCACGGCCGCCAAGTCCAAGGACCTGCCTGACCGGCTTAAGGGCACCATGCGCGAGGGCGCCGCGTTCGACATCGAGATCAAGCCGCCGCACATCAATAAGTCCGACGCCGACTTCAAGGTGCTCGATCGCAAGACGATCCTCTACGGCCTGCTCTCGGTGAAGAACATCGGCCCCACCGCACTCAAGGCCATCTACGAACACCGTCCATTCAAAGATTACATCGATTTTGACGAGTCGGTTCCGCGCAATTCAGTCAATAAGCTTGGACGCGAAGCCTTGGTCGGCGCTGGAGCGTTCGACGACTGGGGACTGCGCAACTTCATGTCCGACGAGCAAAAAGCTTCGAACGAAGAGGCATACCTTGGCATGCGACTCACCGGCAAGTCAGACCTTGCCAAGTACGCCGACTTGATCGAAGATACGATCCATACGGAGGACGAGTTCGACGCTGCCAAGGATGGTGATGCGCTATGCGTTGGCGGTGAAATCGTCGGCGTCAAGCCGACAGTCACGAAGACCCAGAAGGAGATGGGCTTCGTTACGGTCGCCTATGGGACGGATTCGATCCGGGTGACCGTCTGGCCCCAGCTCTGGGAGCTATATTCATCGGCCTTCAAGCTTGGGAAGGTCGTCTTCTTCGAGGGGCGCAAGCAGATCAGCGAGAGGTATGGTCCAGGCTTTATCGCTTCGAGTTGCGTGACGCTCGAAGAGCTTGTTCAGATCAAGTCACGACGCGGGGAGGTACTTGCTGCATGAGTGTCCTGCGACTGGAGATGGGGTCGGGGTTCGACTCGATCTCCGCGCAGTTCGAGGAAGCCGTTGTCGAGTCGTTCTACGGCGACGGTGAGCCGGTGGCTGCAATCATCGGCGCCTACAACGACCGTCTCGAAGAACTCGTCGTCCTCAAAGTCAAGGACTCATACCTTCGCGACGACAACGGCGACATCAGCCTCGGGATCTTCCACAATCTCTGTGCGATGTTCCTGGGCCATGACTTGCGCCAGTTCCTCGGCCTCGGCATCCTGCTCGATGATGGCAACCTCGCGGTGATCCAGTCGACGCAGTTCAGGACCATTGCCTATCGCCAGACGGCCGCGCAGGGGGTGTACGGGCGAAAGCATAAGATCGAGGCCGGATCACGGGCCTGGGACTTCTACGCCCCGATCTACGCGCGGCTCAAGTTGCTCACCTGAGCAAACCCTTCGCAATCTGCGCGGATCGTGCTATGATGATAGGTCTACACGATCCGCGATTGCGAACAAGGAATGCCTGTCGACCCCAGCCTTCTCCCCCAGATCCTCAAGGAAGCCGAGAAGCGCTACGGCCAGAAGATCTACACCGGGCGCGCTCGACCGAGCGTCACGCGCATCCCATTCCCATCCCTGGAGATGAACCTCGCCACGCACGGTGGGGCTCCGATGGGCCGCATTATCCGTCTGTGGGGCGGTCCGTCGTCGTGCAAGACTCTCAGTGCCATCGGGCTCGCCGCATCCGCGCAGAAGTTCCGCACCGATGAGTTCCCCGATGGCCTGAGTGTCGCCTTCTACGACCTCGAAGGCGCATTCGACTACGACTTCGCTGAGAAGGCGCTCGGCCTCGACACGAGCGACGACAAGTTCGTTTACGTCGACGCCAGCGTGATCGAGGACGTCTCGCGCATCCTCGATTCGCTCCTGCACGCGGTCAATATCCACATCATCGACTCCACGACTTACGGGATCTCCGAGCACAAGATCGAGGCCGGGGTCAGCAGCCGTCAGCCAGGCTTCGACGCCATCGCCTGGAAGGAAGCCTTCAAGCTGGCGCGCGAGAACATGGACCCGATGCAGAACATGATCGTCTGCATCTCGCACGAGACCCAGGACTTCAAGACCAGCGCGATCAAGGCGTCCGGCGGTCGCTTCCTTGACTACTCCGCTTCGATGTCCATGCGCCATCGTGTCGCCGCGAAGCTCTACCGAGGCTCCGACGGCGAGCTGGGCGAGACGCGCCCCAAGGACGGCAACGACCCGCTCACCGGCAGCGTCCGTGTCGACGGCTACTTCCTGGAGATCGAGATCGTCAAGACCAAGGTCAGCCGACCTTTCAACAAGGCGAACCTGATCTACGACGTTGACAGGATGCAGTTCGACCGGCGCTACGAGCTGATGAAGGCCGGTCAGTTCCTCGGCGTTATCCAGAAGAGCGGCAACTACTACTACGTCCCGACGAGCGATAAGGCCATCAACGGGCAGAGGGCGCTCAAGAAGCGCATCGAGGAAGACGACGTCCTCGTCATGCAGATCTACGAGGCCGCCGACAGGTGGATCGCTGAGCAGCAGGCCAACGAGCGCGCGGCGTGACTCAGTCGGACGGCGACATCGTCACGGCGTACTGGAAGCCTGGCTTCGGGGTTGAAGGCGTCGCCTGTCGCGGCTATCTCGTCCGCAACGAGAACGGCCTGATCGAAATGGTGGACGAACGTCGGATGCGCCACCATCAGCTATCCACTAAGTTTGTCTCCATCGTTAGTGACAAGGAGATCGAGGCGAACCCGTTCGTAACAGCGCAGCAACAGGAGGGAGACGGCATGAACATCAACGACAACCCGTTCGCCAACGCGAACCCATTCGCTCTGGCAAACAACCTCTTCGCGCAGGCGACCAGCTGATGGCGACACTCAAGGAACTCCTCGTCGCGTTCGGCAAGTACCAGGTCGTCGAACCTGTCGTTGACGTCTCAGCCACCAACGCCCTGCGCGCCGATTTCGTGAAAGGCGACGTCTCCCCTCACGGCCGCCCCTGGCACACGAGCTTCCACGCCTCGCAGTTTCCGGGTGATAGCCCGCATGCGTGCGGTCGCCTTGCGATGTACGGGCTCATGGACATCCCCCAGGAGTCCCCGATGTCGCGCTGGCTCGCGCAGACCGCCGCCGTCGGCAAGGCCGTCGAGCTGAGCGTCGTTCGCGCGATCCGAGACGATGGGCGCCTCGTCAAGAGCGGCCAGCCAGGACGATCGAGCGACCCTGACGCCTGCGACGACAACGGTCGACCCATGCCGCAGATGGGCTTCGTCGATCGCGAGCACTGGCTCACCGGCTCGGTCGACATGCCCATGCTGCCCTTCGGATACCGCACGCCGCATATCGTTGAGATCAAAAGTAAGCACGAGTCCAAGATCTTCGAGATGCAGGAGGGTAATCGCGGCCCCGACGAGAAGCATCGGCGCCAGCTCCTCTGCTCGCTCGGCCTCGCACATGAGAATCCGGACGCCTTCCTGCACCCGCAGACCGGCCAGCAGCTCGAACCGGCTATCGACGGCTCCGTCTACTACCTCGCTCGCGACAGCGAGTGGCCCGGTCCGATCCCGACGCATGAGTTCTACTTTTCCTACGACCCCGGCTTCATGGAGCAGGGGCGCGCGCACCTCAAGCAGTGGCGCGTCTTCTTCCTCGAAGGCCGCCTACCCGAAGAGACCTCGCACAAGAACGCGCGATCGCACCCGTTCGGATGGCGTTGGTCGGAAGGCGAGTGCCGGTTCTGCCCGTTGAAGAAGATCTGCCGCGAGGACTACGAGAACAAGGTCACCACGCTCGCCGACTCCGCTGCGATCGACTACGCGAAGTCGATTCGTCCGCAGTATGACTACGCCCAGAAGCGCGCCGCCGTGCTCAATGCCTGGGACGAAGACGACCCGCTCGCCGACTAGCGCACCGGCGCCGCCGAGCTGGCCGTTGCGCCTCTGGAAGACATGGGCTATGATGATAGGTAGGTAGTCCGACTTCATGGAGGCAACTGCGTGACCCGAATCACCGATGTGAACCTTGCAACGCAGGTGATCGACGCCTGCATCAAGGCGAACGTCCACAAGGACGGCATGCCGGATGACGATCAGAAGAAGATCGACACGGCCAACCGCCTCATCGACCTCGCCCATCAGGCGAAGGCCGCCAACGTCGGCGAGCCGTTCGCCAGCGACCTCATCAACATGGTTGAGAGCGCCGTCCAGGGTGGCCAGCAGGCTGAGCCGCAGCAGGCTGACCCCAACCCGTTCGCCGCTGGCAACCAGCCGCAGCCTGCCCCTGCTCCCACTCCCGCCCCGGCTCCCGCCCCGGCTCCCGCCCCGGCTCCGGCGCCCGCTGCCGTTCCGGCCCCGGCGCCCGCTCCTGAGCCCGCCGCGCCGCCCACCCCTGCCGAGGTCCCGGCCCAGGCGACCGCTCAGCAGGCCCCGCAGCAGCTCCAGCAGCAGGAGCCGGAGACGCCCAAGCTCGAAGAGCCGTGGCCGGGCTATGACACGCTCGGCGTCGACGAGCTGATCGCCCGCATGGAGGCGTTCACCGACGAGCAGATCGACTACGTCAAGAAGTACGAGGCGCAGAACGGGCAGCGCGCACAGATCCTCAACTTCGAGCGCCACCCGATGACGGAGGTCCCGCAGCAGCAGGCGTCCGTCGCCCCGGCTCCGCCCGAGCCCCAGGAGGCGTCCCAGACTCCTGCCCAGCCGCAGGAGCAGACCGGGCAGGACCTCGCGCAGGTCGAGCCGTGGCCCGGCTACAAGGGCTCCACGATCAACACGATCATGGACCGGGTCAACCAGGCGCTCGCCCAGGAACCGGCGAACGCGGCCAAGCTGTTCGCCCACGTCTTCGAGTACGAGCGCGCCCACGACAACCGCAAGCGCCTGCTCAAGAAGCTCTCCGACCTCGCCAAGAACGGCGTCGCCGTCGACACCCAGCCGCAGGAGCAGGCCCAGACGGACGTCGAGCAGGTCAAGCAGGCCGAGGGCCAGGACGTCGTCCCCACGCCGCCGTTCGCTCAGCAGGCCGAGCAGCAGGCCGAGCAGCAGCCCGAGCCCGCATCGGCCCCGGCCCAGCCGCAGCCTGCCGCCGAGGCGCCCGAGCCGACCCAGGACAATGGCGAGAGCATCCAGCCCATCGAGGGCGGCGCCACCCAGCGGGCTATCGAGGCCGTCGCCACCAAGCTCCCCGCCCCGCCGCCGTGGGAGGGTGGCTTCCCGCAGGTCGGCCCCGACTTCACCGCCTACAGCGACGTCGACATCGCCCGCTTCCAGTCGCAGTTCGCCAGCCTCTACGCCTACGGGTTGCGCGAGCTGGCGATCGCAGAGGGTTACGCCGCCGACGCCAAGGATGAGGCCGACGCGCTTGTGCGCGAGTACATCGCCTCTCGGGACTGGCCCGCTAAGGCGACGAACGCTCAGCAGGAGGTCGAGGCGACCCAGAACGTCCCGCAGATCCCCGAGTGGCGCAAGCGCCAGAAGGAGTGGACGCGCGTCGCCCGCCAGATCCAGGCGCTCGTCGATGGCTACAAGGAGATCGCCGACCGCCTCTCTCGGGAGCAGACCCGCCGCGACAACGAGCGCATCTCCGCTCGCGGCTGACCTGCCTTCATAGTCGGACAGCCAGGGCGGGTCACGCGCCCGCCCTGGTCATCACGCCCATGTTGACATCGCGAGTCTGCACGCTCTGCGGGAAGCGTAAGCGTGTCTCTCTTGATCCGAGCAAGAGTGAGTTCGATCGATTCAAGCACAGGCCCGCAGACAAGCTTTACGGATGGAGATCAGCCTGCAAGAAGTGTCATGCGCGTTACAGCCGTGAACGACGCCGCACTGGCGCTGCCAATAGTCGCGAGTACGTTCCGATCGGACCGTTCGCTGAATGGGTGCGTAAGTGGGTTAGCCAGAACCACTACTGCTATGTCAACGGAAAGCCCGCTGGCGGCGTCGTGACACTTGCCAAGGTGGTAGGTGTCGACGAGTCCAGAGTCCGCGCAATCATGACGGAGAAGTACAAGCGCATTGACCTCTCCGTCGTCGACCGATACCTCATCGCAACGAATTCCGACACGCAGATCTGGGAGTTGTACCCGGACTACTGAACTAGATGATTGCACCGTCCACCACCATCCACGCCAAGGTCGGCAAGACCGCATTCGAGGTCTACGCCGACAAGTATCGGCGCAAGGACTGGTGGTGGGTGCGTTGGGAGGACCACGCGCGCCGCATCATCGTCCGTCGCGTTGAGGCCGTCAGCAAGGTCGACGAAGACGAAGCAGTCGCCTTGGCCAAGGAGGTCATCAAGGACTACCAGTCCAAGCACCGCGAGGCTCTTCAGCAGAAGTGGGACATGAAGATCCCCGACCTGTGGGAACTCGCGCAGACCGCCTCCTTCCCACGAGAGATCGTCGCCGCAGTCCTCACCGACTTGCGAGAGCGCATCGTCCGAGCCGAAAGCATCGAGGATCGCGGCGTCGGGCACCAAGGACTCCAAATCCTCGCGGAGCGCACCGGCATCTCGCCACGAGAGCTGCACCGCATCATCGAGGACCGCACCCGGATCAAGGTCGGCTTCCCCACTGTCGACCGTCTCTGCGTCGAGTTCGACATGCTCGTCGACGACTTCATCGAGGAAGCGCTCGCTTGGTCCGGCAAGTACGGCCGCTGGGCAGACCGACCAGGCGAAGAAGACTCTTGGCCGATCGGCTACACGACCGACGCCAAGGAAGACGAGCCCATCCTCTAGTTGGCAGGCATGGCACATATCATCATGGGGATGGATCTGTCCGACAACCCATTCGTGCAGGCGACCAACCCCTTCGTCGACAAGGACATGCAGATCGTGGCCTCCGAGGCGAAGGCTGCGATGGAGCGTGCCAGCAAGAATGGTCGCAAGCTCCGACCGGACGGAACCCCCTACTCCAGCGACCCGTCCATCCGCATGCGCCAGCTTCACGAGGACGGCCGCGCCGGACCAGCGTTCGGCCATCTCGGCGGAGCGCGACGCAAGGCAGACCGCCGCGCTACCGAGGTCGTCGCCGAAGCCGCACGCGAGCACGCCGAGAAGATCCGCGACGTCCTGATCGACGGGCTCGACGAGGACCGTCCCTACACCGTGCGGATGAAGTCCGCTCTTGAGCTGCTCAAGATCGACCAGCAGGACGCCGCCCAGCAGCTCGAACGTGAGAAGGCCGAGTTCGAAGCCATGAACAAGGCCCAGCTCGTCGACAACATCATGCGGATGCTCAACGATCTCCAGCGCGCTGGTCAGATCACAGCCGAGATCGAGGAGTACGCTGACGCACAGGTGGTCGATGACGACGCTTGATCTCACGAAGATCGATCCGAAGACCCTCCTCGGGGCCAGCAAGACCGACCTCATCAAGCTCGCCACCGAGCTGTCCGAGCTGAAGGCGCGCGCCGGACAGATCGGTCCGCAGACCCCTGACGAGCTTCACGAGTACATCCATAAGAACTATGGAATCTGGGTCCCGCGCAAAGCCGTGACGCCGGGACACTGCGCGCCTTTCGACTTCCTTGCAGACGCATACTTTCAGAAGGAGACCAGCCAGCTCGTCATCGCGTGCCGGGAGGGTTCGAAGACCTTTACGGTCGGCCTCCTCCAGGTGCTCTTTGCCCGCTTCTTCCCTGGCTACGAAGGGCTCACCGCAGGCGCGATCGAGTACCAGACCGTCCGCGCTTACCAGGCCATCAGGAAGCTCAACAACATCTTCGGCAAGGACCAGGTCGAGGACTCCCAGCAGAGCCGGACCATCTGGAAGAACGGTTCCACGGTCGAGATCCTCACGATGACCTACGAGGCGATGAACGGACCGCACACGTGGTTCCTTCATCGCGACGAGATTGAGCTTGCTCGACGCAACGCCTTCGACGAGGCCGACAGCATCACCCGGTCAGGCGTCACCAAGGACGGGCGCTCTTTCCGCGCACACGACGTCCTGACCTCCACGCGCAAGCTCGCCCGAGGCAAGGTCCAGGAGCTGCTCGACCAGTGCGAGGAGGCCGAGCGCGCCGGTCGCAAGCCGCCTTACAAGGTCTACAAGTGGGGTGTTGCCGAGACGGTTCAGAACCAGCCCAACTGCCGCTATCACGCGCCGCCGGGGACCCCCGAGGACAAGCTGTGCCCCTGCAACCAGTACGTCAACGGCTTCATCGGCGACCCGAAGAACGGTATCCCGCGCACGTTGGAGGCCGTCTGCGGCGGGCGCTTCGGCAAGTCGGATGGCTGGCGGCCGCTTGAAGACATCGCCGGGAAGTTCATGAAGACGAGTCAGGCGATGTGGGATGCGCAGTACGAGTGCAAGAAGCCCGCGTCCGAGGGCCTCATCCTCGTCAACTACGACGAAGCCATCAACGGCATCCGCAACTACATCCCTGACCCCGCGAACGGACGCATCTTCAACTCCAACGACTTCGGCGGCGCCAACCCGTTCGCATCGCACTGGTACCAGCTCCTTGATCGCGACGTCGAGGTCCGCAGCTTCGCCAACGAGCCCAAGGTCCTGCCGAAGGGCTCGCTCGTCTGCTTCGACGAGATTTACCGCGCCGATATCGGCAACAACGAGTTCTTCTCGATGATCGTCGCCAAGGAGCGTCAGTACAAGGAGCTGTTCGGCGACGAATGGAAGGTGTTCGAGCGCTACGCTGACATCGCCGGTCGCGCGCAGCGCAAGGACATGCTCAACCACGATCCGCCGCTGCCCACCGTCTGGCGGATCGAGCGCGACGTCGAGTCGCACATCAACACGATCAACGAGCGCATCGACCAGGGTCTCCTCTACGTCGACGTCGACAAGTGCCCGAAGTGGAACGAGGAGGCCCAGTTCTGGCAGCGCGACCCGAACACGGGCCGGGAGCTGCAAGTCGCCAACCACGCGATGGCTGCGCTCCGCTACGCCGCCGAAAACATCAAGGCGCTCATCCAGCTGGAGCGCAAGGCTGGACGACGAAACGACGGCCCAGTGGCCCCCGGCAGCGAGCACGTCGCCGAACTCAGCCGTGTGCCCGTCACTGGACCGGCGCGAAGCGCCATTACTGAACTGCCGCACGACATCCCCATCCACCGCCAGCCGGTTCGCCCCGGCGACGGCCCGCACGCCGGGCGCAGACATATCATAATGGACGATATATGGTAGAGCTGGTCGACAATCCGTTCGCGCACATCAACCTCGCGCAAGACCCGACCAAGGACCCCTCCAAGGTCACGCAGGCGCTCCAGCGCTCGGCGAAGGGCAAGGACACCGCGCCGACGGCTCAGGAGGCGACCACCGCACTCCCGCAGGCCACGCTCAACCGCGCCACCGGGCAGTTTGACGTCACGCGCATCCCGCTGTCGATGCTGCGCCAGATGCAGCGCGACCCGATACTCGCGTTCGCTCTCTTCTACATCCGCGCGCAGAACCTCCGCGCACGCTGGCACATCGAGTCCTCCGACCCGCAGGTCGCTGGCTTCATTGACCGAGCGCTGCGTGAGATCTACCCGAGCATCATCAACAACTACATCCTCAAGCTCGTCTATGGATTCCAGGCGTGCGTCAAGCGCTTTACGACCGGCGAGGTGATCGACTGGACCTACATCCATCCAGAGACCGGTGAGGAGACCCGCGTCTGGGACGAGGGCAACATCAACGCCATCATCTGGAAGCCGTTCATCGGACTGCCGCCCGAGGCCGTCGAGCCTGTCTGGAACTCCAGCGGCGAGTTCGACGGCATCAAGTACACCCCGGCCAACGCATCCTACGCTTCGGCAGGCATCACCCGGTCCGGAGAGGAGCGCACGTTCGACGTTTTCCACTCCCTGTGGTTCGTCAACGAGCGCGAATCCGTGCACAATTCCATCTGGGGATACCCGCGTCTGGGCTATGCCTACCGCTACTGGTGGTCCTTCTGGTTTGCCTGGGGCCTGGCCGACCGCCACTTCGAGGTCGACGCCGACCCGCCCGTCATCACCCGCTTCCCCACCGAGGACGACGGCAGCGGCATGAAGAACAGCCAGCGCGCGCTCGCGATCGGTGCACAGCTTCGCTCCGGCTCCACGATCGCGCTCCCGTCCGACCCCTACACCGACTCTTTCGACGGCAGGACCGTCAACATCCAGAAGTGGGACATCGACGTCCTGAAGTCCAGCGGCAACTTCCAGGCGTTCCACGATCGCTTCGAGCAGCTCATCGCCCTCATGCTGCGCGCCATGATGATCCCGCCGGAGGCGTTCGAGGCGCGCGGCGGGTCGGCTGGATACAACTCCACCAGCCAGCTCCAGGAAGCCTTCGTCATGTCCCAGATCGTGCTCATGCAAGAGCTTGACTGGGACCTCAACCGCTACGTCATCCCGCAGCTCGTGATGGCGAACTTCTCCGATCGCAAGGCCACTGCCCGCAAGGTCACGCGCGGCTTCGACGTCGAGGACATCGAGTTCGCCAAGCTCCTGCTCCAAGGCAAGGCCAACTCAGCCAGCGGTGACCTCCCCATTGACTACGGCGCCCTGCTTGAATCCGTCGGCATCCCGCGTCTGTCGGCTGACGCGCTGGCCGAAGCCAATGCCCGCATCGAGCAGCAGGCCCGCGAGGCGCGCCCCGAGCCCCAGCAGGCCGCCCCAGGCCGCGCAGGCGTCAACGAGAACGGCCTCTACTACGCACCGCGCGACACGATCCATCTCGACACGATCCAGATGGAGGCCGAGAAGGCGTTCTTCAACGAGCTGACCCAGGTCGGCCCGCTCAAGGACCCCGAGATCATGGTCTACGCACGCCAGCTCCGCCAGATCTGGAACGAGGCCCTGAACTTCGACTACAGCGTCGCAGCTACGCTCCTCCAGGACTACGGCGATAACCTCGATCTCGACGAGACCTTCTTCGAGCGCTTCATGCGCCGCGTCAAGAACCGCGCGCAGGACCTCGCCTTCCGATCGCGCCGCGTGCTGGAGCAGATTATGCGACGCGCCTCTAACGTCGAGCTGGAGCGCGCCGGTCTGCGTCAGGACTACTTCTGGGACCCGGTCGGCAACGATGACGCCTCGCGCTACCTCCAGGAGCGCGCCAACATCATGGTCTCCGATATCTCCGAGACCACGCGCGACGAAATCCGCGCCTTCCTGCGCGATCAGGTCGCCAAGGGCACGCCGATCCAAGACCTCCCCGGCCTGCTTCGAGCGCACTTCGACATGGTCAGCCAGTGGCGCGCCGATCGCGTCGTCCGCACAGAGATCGGCAAGGCGTACAACATGGCTACCCTCTTCGCCGCGCAGGACGCAGGGGTCGATCAGGTCCAGGCGATCGACGCGCAGCTCGGGCCCCAGCGCAGCGACCCCGAGTGCATCCGCCGCAACGGGCGCCTCTTCACGGTCAACGAGGCGTTCGCCGAGACGTTGAAGGAGCACCCCTACGGCACGCTCCAGTGGCGCATCCCGCGCAAGCGCATCGCGATCACGAAGCTCTCGCAGCGCGCCAAGACCAAGGCCACCTACGTCGAGCACGATGACCACGTCGAGGTCAAGCTCTCCGACCGCCTCAGCGAGCAGGAGCGCAACATGTACCTCCTGGCGGTCGTCGATCGCATCGAGCTGGACGCCAAGCTCGCCAAGTCCGACGACGAGTTGCGATCGGCTTTCTAAGCTGCTATCATTATAGCTGCGCACTGAACCTCCACACAGTGACATCCCCGCAACATCGGCTTGCTTCTGGTCTGAGAAGCCCCGGTTATGGTCCACTCCATAGCCGGGGCTTCGCCGCTTCATGGGCCGTCGCCTTCTGCTATCATCACAGGCGTAGCTCAGGGACAGGCGCCCGGTGGAGAGCAAATCCCCTCTCGTCCATCACCGTCTCTCCACCGGGCGCACTGACGCGACATGTACACAACCGGGGTTCTTCGCTTCGACTACCAGATCGCCGCTGTCGCACACACGCGCGGCATCGTGCTCAACATCGGCGCTAACGAGGACCCGGCCGGTCTTCGCGCCCGCTTCGGCAGCCGGGTTATCAACTGCGATCTGGAGCTGTGGGACGCGATCATGGAGCGCCCGAACGTCGTCGACCGCGTCTTCGACTGCACCGAGTTCCCTTGGCCCTTCGACGACGACTACGCCGAGCTGGTCGTCCTCGGCGACATCCTGGAGCATTTCCCCTACGACACCATCGTCGCCGTGCTCAGAGAGGCGCGGCGAGTCGGCCGCTCGATCTGCGTCACCGCGCCCCAGGACCCGACCGCCGACCCCGAGCTGTACCGGCCTGGCCGCTACAACCGTCACGTCACCTATGTGACGCACGAGCTGCTCATGCAGGCGTTCGCCGATAGCGGCTGGACGCCCTACCACTCGATCACCGCAGACTGGGGCACGAACCCGCCCATGAAGGGCTTCTGCATGATGGGGCAGCGCGAGCCTGAGTCCGTCGGAAGCGTCATCACGAAGTAGCGGGAGGGAATGGCTGATGGCTGTCGAGGACGAGGGTGCGCAGGATGTGTGCGAGGGCATGAAGGTCTGGACCTGCAAGAGCGCGGAGGCGGTGGAGCGGTCGGGGCTGGGCCTGACGTACCGCACCCTCGTGACCGCTTCGAGCCGGGAGCAGGAGCGATGACGGTGCTCGGCCGCTGCGCCACATGGGGCTGTGGGTTCTCGGCGGTGCGCCGGATCGAGTGGAAGGAGGGCGGCGGGGTCTTCTGCGAGGGGTGCGCGGACGTCCTCGTGCGGGCCGGAGACACCGATGTCACGTTCCGCGAGTCGCTGGACGATGACATCGCTGCTTTGACCGAGGAGCGGGACGAAAAGTCCCCGAGCTGCGTCTCAGAGGAGGATCGATGACCCCGGCGTGGGATTGCTGCTGCGAGGAGTGCGGGCAGACCTGGAGAGACGTCTTCCCCGAGGATGAGGAGGGCGTGATGTGCCCGTTCTGCGACAGCGAGGACATCGACGCCGTGCGAGTCGATGCGGACAACCAAGCACGACAAGGAGGCGTGATGGACGAGGAGCGGAACGATGGCCGTTGAGCGCACCTTCCACTGCGACGGCCCCGACTGCGAACGACACGTCCGCACGCGCCAGGAGTCGCCGCCCTTGTTCCTCACGGTCACCAGGGATGTCGATCCGGACCTGCACTTCTGCGGCTGGGACTGCGTGCTGCGCTACGCCGGCCAGATCGAGCCGGTCATGCCCGAGGAGGTCCACACGGCGCACTTCTACGGCGGGCCGTGGGACGGCGAGGTCAAGGATCTACGGCCGTTCGTGTCGACCGTTCTCGTGCCGCAAGGCACGATGGGCGTCTACCGCCACGCCTACGCGATGGGCTCAAGCAATCCGGCCGAGTGTCGCGATCACGTCTTCCGCTACGCCGGGGAGCGAGAGCGATGAGTGCCCCCAAGAGCGACCACGCCGCGCGGTGCGTGTGCGGGTGCGGCTGCTTGCTTCGCGCGGCCGAGCACTAGACGCCAGTTACTCCGTCGCCTATCATCATAGGTATGACTACGTCGACTGCGGTGGGCCTGCGCAAGTCGTCCTATCGGCAGAAGTGGCGCAAGGGGCTCGCTGATCCCAAGTCCTTTCCGGCCTTCGGCCAGAGAGTCAAGACCGATCACGAGGTCTTGCAGTGGCTCGAAGGCATCATCTGGTCTGGCGGCATCCTCACCCCCTTCGAAAAGCGCATGTACCGCGAGCTGTCGGCCAAGCTCGGTCGGCCGGAGATCGCCACATGACCAAGATCTGCCTCTGTGTCATCGCCGACGACAACGCGGTCAACGACGGTATTGAGCGCATGATTGCGTCGGTCGCCGACCAGATCGACGGCCTCGTTGTCATCTTCACCGGCAAGGACGCAACTGTCGCTAATCGCGTCTCCAGGGTTGTCTACAACTCGGGCGTCGAGCACTGCCACTACTCCTCCAACCCGTGGAATGACAACTTCGCCGAGCAGCGCAACGTCTCGTTCAAGTCTGCGCTCAGGCTCGGGTTCGAGTCCGAGACTGACTGGCTGTTCTGGATGGACTGCGACGACGTCATCGGAGCCGGCACCGATCTGCGCGAGTGCATCCGCTACCTCGTCGAGAAGCGCGCGCACGCCGGGTTCATGCGCTACGACTACACGGTCGACCCGGAGACGCACGAAGCGCTCAACTGGCACTACAAGGAGCGCCTCTTCCGCGCCGACGTCAGCTGGCAGTGGATCTATCCCGTCCACGAGAACTGCGTCGGCCCCATCGCCACGCGCATGGTCCCGATCCCGTTCGGCTACGTCACGCACTTGCGCGGCGAGGTCGCGCCGAAGCGCAGCCGCAACCGCATGATCGCCAGGCAGTGGTACGAGACGTCGCGCGACACGGAGCCGATCGCCATCTATCACCTGGCGAACCAGGTCTACGCCCTAGCCGACGAGATCAAGGTCGCCGACGGGGCCGACATCAGCGATCCGAACGCGCTCGTCAAGGCCAAGACGCTCGGCGCCGCGCTGCGGTACTACCGCGACTACGTCGAGGCCGACCCCGACAACCACAACTTCGTCGCGGTCGCCAACGACCAGATGGCCGACATTCTCAAGCGCCTGGGCAAGTACGACGAGGCCATCGACCTCTACCTCCAAGGCATCAAGCTCGATCTCCGGCGCCCCAGGAGCTACGTCGGCATCGCCGAGTGCCTGCTGCACATGGAGGTCCACGAAGAGGCCATCTCCTGGGCCGAGCTGGCGGTCCAGGTCGGCAAGGCCAACGACCCGAACCAGCTCAACGACATCTCCGCCGCCGTCGACCTGCTCGACTACCAGTACAAGCCCACCGCCATCAAGGCGCACGCGCTCAAAGCGCTCGGGCGCTACCGCGACGCGATCGACGCCTACAGGCACATGCAGAGCCTCCGCGACGATGACTTCGTGCGCGGCCACATCAAGGAGTGCGAGGACGCGATCGACAACGGACTCGAACGCGCCTCCGACATCGATCGCGCACGAGCGCTCCGTATGCGCCATTGGGGCGACAGCGATCACATGAGCATCGCCTTCTACGCGCCGGGTGCTATCGAGAAGTGGGACGGTACGACCATCGCCGGAGGCTCGGGCGGCACCGAGTCAACCCTCTACCAGATCGCCCGCTACTTCCGATCGCGCGGATGGCGCGTCGCGATCTTCGGCAACCCGCCAGAGGACAGCGTCGACGCCGACGGCATCGAGTGGTATCGCGCCTCGCTCTTCCACCCCGACGAGCCCTTCGAGGTGTTCGTTTCGCTGCGCGACATGCAGATCTTCGACGCGCCGATCAGGGCGCGCTCGAAGGTGCTCTGGCTGCACGACGTCACGATCGGCGACCAGCGCTACGGGCCTTACGGTGATCGGGTCGAGCAGATCGACGCCATCGTCTGCCCGAGTCATCAGCACGCCAAGCACACCCAGATGGCGTATGAGATCGGCCTTGCCGACGCCCATTTCCGGGTGATCCCCAACGGCATCGACTGCAAGCGCATCGCCGATCTCAGGACGGACAAGCGCGACCCCAAGCGCTTCGTCTACGCCTCCTCGCCGGATCGCGGACTGGACAACCTGCTCGACCTGTGGCCGGAGATCTACGACGCGATTCCAGGCGCCAAGCTCGACATCTTCTACGGCTGGAACGCGATCGACGCCCTCATCGCGAAGGGAGCACCCTCAGCCCACCTTCTGCGCGCTCACAAGATGCGCATCGAGGGCAAGATCACCGACCTGCGCGAGCGCGGATACGAGGTCAACTGGCGCGGGCGCGTTGACCACGACACGCTCATCAGCGCCTTCTGGCAGTCGGGTCTCATGCTCTATCCGGCGAACTTCGTCGAGACCTTCGGGATCGTGTTTGCTCAGGCAGCAGCGTGCGGAGTGATCACTGTGGCGTCGGAGGCCAGCAACGTCGGCAACGTCGTCGACAGCGCGCTCGCCGTCCCAGGCCCAGCTGACGCAGAGACGTTTGCCCCTCGCTTCGTGACGAAGGTGTGGGAGGCGCACTGCGCCACCACCGACAGCGTTCGCGAGTGGGCCATCAAGGGCGTTCAGAAGTACGACTGGCCGAACGTCTACGACGCCTGGGACGGGCTCGTCAGCTACCTGCGAACCAGCAGAGAGGGTGCCGAGGCGGCCTGATGCGCTCGATCCAAACCATCGACCCTGTCAAGTGGACGGTGCGCTTGGGGCTCTGCGTGGACAACGACTACGCAGACGGCTACCGCTACCGCGTCATCGAGCACGACATCGTCACCGACGAGCGCATCGAGTTCCTGGCCAAGAGCCTCCCGCGCGCCGTCTGGATCGCCGTGCGCGAATGGGTCATCAAGCCGATCGTCAGGAGGACACGTAGCAGCCTATGAAGATCGCCGTCTACTGCGAGGGCGCGACCTGGGGCGAGGTCGACGAGCAAGCCCTCCAACGGGGACTCGGAGGCCGCGAGACCGCGCTCGTCCAACTCGCCATGAACTGGGCCGCGATGGGCCACGACGTCTATGCCTTCGTCCCGCGCAGCGGCACGCGCATCTCGAAGCTCTCAAAGGGCACGGTCACCTGGGCCTCCCACTACCAGGCCGTTGACGCGATCCCGGTTCTGCATCCAGACGTCTTCGTCTCCTGGGAGAACGCCGACATCCTCGCAGCCGTCCGCGAGGCTGGATACGACGGCCTCACCGGCATCGAGATGCAGGTCGCCCACCTGAACACCGACATCGAGGTCTCCAGCGTCGCCGACTACGTCTTCGTCCTGTCCGGGTGGGCGCGCGACTTCTTTGTCAGGCAGCACCCGGACATGCGCGACAAGACGGTCGTCTTCCCCAACGGCGTCGACATCAAGCGCTTCGACATGTCCAAGCACGTTCCGTCGGTCGACGGCCCGGTCAAGTGCATCTACAGCTCCTCGCCGGATCGTGGCCTGCACCACCTGCTCAAGATGTGGCCCGAGATCCGCTACTCCATCAAGGAGCAGCATGGGCGCGACGCAGTGCTCTACGTCTGCTACGGCATCGAGAACTTCGTCGGCAACGCCCGCTGGAGCGCTCGTGAAGACGGCCAGCGCGCGGTTCAGATCCTCACGAGCATCAACCAGGCAGGAGTCGACTACTGCGGCAAGATCGGCCAGCATAAGCTCGCCCAGCTCATGGGCGCGTGCGACCTCATGCTCTACCCCTGCGACACGATGTCGCCGACGGAGACAGGCTGCATCTCCATCGTCGAAGCGCTCGCGTCCTACACGCCCGTCATCACAACAAACTGCGACTGCCTCGGAAGCGAGTTCGGCAACGTCACGTTCCAGGTTGAGCTTCCGTGGAACACCAACGTCGCCGAACGTTTCATCGCCAACGCAACCGATGCGCTCGAACCGGCGCTGTACGTCGAGACCTCGATCAAGGGTCGTCGGTTCGCCGAGCAGCGCGACTGGAAGCTCATCGCAGCTCAGTGGATTGATTTCTTCGAGGTGAATGTATGAGTCTCGTGATTGACGCCCCGTCCTGGCTTGCCATCGTCTTCATCGTCCTGTGGTTCATCGCCACCATGTTCAAGGACGTCGTGAGGTCGGCTATCGCCAAGGACCTCATCAAGACGACGATGGAGGAACTCAAGCAGGCCAACTTCCGATGAGCGACCGCACGCCTCAGCAGAAGGGGCGTGGCTGGGAGCCGGAGTTCGCAAAGTCCATCGGCGCAGCTGTCGTCAAGAACAGTGGCGCCGGGTTCAAGAAGGGCGACGTCATCGGCCCAGAGATCCAGGGTTCGAAGATCATTTGGTCGTTGAAGTGGCGCGGCGACAACAAGTCTGTCCGCGTCGAGGACGCATGGATGGACGAGATGCTCGCAGCCATCAACGCACCAGGAGGCTACGGAGGCGACATGATCCCGGCCATCGCCACCAAGACCCAGGGCTATGAACTGGTCATCATGCGCAAGCAGGACGCGATCGCGCTCATGCATGACGCTGCTGCGCAGTCTCTCGACCCTTCGGGCCGCGCGACCGGTCGGTACGCTTTGCCCCATCATCATAGGCGACTGCCCGAACTCCTTCGAGGCACGCAAGAGGACTGACCTACCACTATGGCAAAGCAACGCTGGCACAAGAACGCCACGCCACACCGCACACTGCGGCTCGCGTCAGACCCGCAGCAGGGTCGTGACGTCCGAGGGGTCCAGCGCGCTATCCAGCGATTCGTCCGCGACCACCCCCGACTCGGGCTCGTCGCGCCGGTCGTTGACGGCGTCTACGGCAAGGAGACCGCGAAGGCGCTCGGTCTCGTGGCCTGGCTCCTTGGCATCACTAACGACCCCGATAAGACCACCTTCTCAGCCTCCAAGCAGGCGCTCGTCCGATCGCCGAAGCTGCGCACGCCAGTCCAGCGTCAGCGCGGCAAGAAGCGCCGCGCCGAGCGCCGCCGTGCGATCAGCAAGGCCGGTCAGCGGCCGAACATCATCCGGCTCGATGCGCCGATGGTGAACCGCTTTGGCGGCATCGGCCCGTTCCTCGGGCTCGTCGGCCACTACACCGCAGGCCCGCGTGACACCAACGACAAGCACGGTCTCGCGCTGTTCAAGCAGTACAACGCGCAGCACCGCAGCCAGGGATGGGGCGCCATTGGTTACCACCTGGGCATCCTTAGCAGCGGAACGCTCGTGCTTCTGCGGCCGACCTCGTGGAAGGGCGCGCACGTCGCCAACCACAACACCGGTCGCATCGGAGTCGTTGTCAATGGCGGCCCCGGCCAGCGCATGACCCGCGAACAGCTCACGACCTGGCGCTGGATCAAGGAGAACGGCCACACGACCGCGATGCCAGCCTCCCATCGCCTTCCGGCCAAGGTCACCAAGGTCTGGGTCCACAAGGACCTGTATCCGACCGCCTGCCCCGGCACCTATGAGAAGGACTACAAGTCATGACCGAATCACAGAGCGCGATTAGGCGCATCCTCAACGAACACCCGGCCGGTGTCACCGCCGCAGCGACCGCGATCTTGATGCTGATCGCGAAGCGGATCGGGGTCAGCCTGAGCGAGGACGAGGCCGTCGCCATCGTCGGTGGCCTCGTCGTCATCGTGTCGGCGTTCACGCCGCGCTTCCGCGTTGGCGGCGTGCCGATTCCGCGCGACCTGCCCGAGGACGATGCCACCGGCCCGGACGACCAGGACATCGTCGACTGACGACCATCGAAGGAGACCAACATGGCGCTCAACAAGAGCGAGCTGATCGGCCGCGTCGCTGAGCGGACGTCCGTAACTAAGGCTGTCGTTGCCAATGTGTTCGATGCGTTCTACGAGGAGGTCATCGAGCAGCTCCTCACGTCTGGAGAGGTTCAGATTCCGAGGATCGGCAAGCTCACGACCACCACGACGCCTCAGCGCATGGCGCGCAATCCGTTGACCGGAGAGCCGGTCGAGGTCCCGGCCAAGCGCAAGGTCAAGTTCAAGCCGTCCGGTCCGTTCGCCAAGGAGGTCGACTACCAGAGATGAGCGCTGACGACCTCGAACGCTTGCGCGCGACCTACATCGAGAAGCTCGACGAGGCGATCGTCATCGGCTTCAAGTTGAAGCGCGCGATGCCTAGTCGTCCGAACTCGATCTCGCTCTCTCACGCGGAGACAGCCAGGATGTGGGCCGAGCGCGACGACAAGGAGCCCTACTAGCTCCCACGCCCAGCCTCGCTCATGAGAGCCGCCGTCACTGGCGGCTCTCTTCGTTCTGCGGGCTCCCACAGGCCCGGGGCCGCCCGGGTGGGTCTGCCCGCGAGGATCGTCTGGGACGACATCGCGGCGCGGCTGGGGCGCTAGGGGTCGATCAGCCGAACGAAGCCGAAGAAGACGGCTATGCCGATGGGGACCGCGAGGTTCGGGTTGATCCCGGCGTCCACCATGCCGCGCATCGCGAAGCCGATGGTGGCGAGACCGACGATGGCGTAGACGATGGTGATGAGACCGGTGCGCATTTGGTGGATGTTCTAGCAGCTTAGAACGGGCGGGGTTCCCTACTTGTCGCGCGATCGTGCGGTGCCCGCGCGTTCATTGTTGACGCCCTCCCCGACCTGAAGGCCGGGGATTCCTCCTGCGCGGCTCATGCCGCGCTCCGGTGGGTTCCTGCTTCACCGGCCTGAGCCACCGCAGCCGGTGGTCTTACCTGGCCTCCACAGGCGTTTAGCCTCTCCGCCCGTCCGGCGGCGAGGATGTTCTTCGCGGCGTTGAGGTCCCGGTCGTGGACGGTGCCGCAGTGCTGGCAGGTCCAGGTGCGGACGTGCAGCGGTTTGGGACCGTCGAGCACGCCGCAGGTAGAGCAGACCTGCGAGGTGGGCTCGAACCGGCCGATCCTGGCGAAGGTCCGGCCGTACCGTGCGGCCTTGTACTCCAGCATCGCCACGAACGTCGACCAGCCTGCGTCGTAAACGCTCTTGGCCAGGCGGGTACGCCCGAGACCGGACACCGCCAGGTCCTCCACGTATACCGCTTGGTTCTCGCGGATGATGCTCGTGGAGAGCTTGTGCGCCCAGTCCCGGCGCGCGTCGGCCACACGGGCGTGCGCCCGTGCGACCTTCAGCTTGGCCTTTTCTCGGTTCTTGGAGCCCTTCGCCTTGCGGGACAGCGCCTTTTGCGCCTTGCGGAGCTTTTTCTCCGCTCGACGTAGGAAGCGCGGGTTGTCGATCTTCCGCCCGTCCGAGAGCACCGCGAAGTGCGTCAGGCCCAGGTCGATCCCAATCTCAGTATCGCCCACAGGAAGCGGCTCGTCCGCTATCTCCACGACGAACGAGGCGAAGTACCGGCCCGACGCCTCCTTGACGATGGTGACGCTGGACGGCTCGGACGGCAGATCCCGGGACCAGCGAACATCGATCTCGCCCACCTTGGCCACGTACAGGCGACCGTTGGGGCGGATCGAGAAGCCATTGCGGGTGAGCCGGATCGCCTGTCGGGAGTCCTTGAGGGACTTGAACCGAGGCGCGGTCATCCTCGGCCCCTTCCGCTTGCCGACAACTGAGGCGAAGAACGCCCGGTACGCCTTGTGCAGGTCGTTCAACGACTGCACCAACACGACACTGGACACCTCGGCCAGCCACGCCCGTTCGGGGGTCTTCTTCGCCTCGGTGAGCACCCGGCGCTGTAGGTCGGCGTCCTTGATGTAGGGCAGGCCGGCCGCGTGGGCCTCCTGTCTGGCGCGCAGCCCGTCGTTGTACACCACCCGCGCACACCCGAACGCCTTCGCCAGCGCGGCACGCTGACCCGGCGTCGGGTAGAGGCGGAAGTTGTACCGGAGCTGCACGCTGATCATTCTAGCATTTGGTCTATGGCTCTAGATGACGGTTACAGGCGTGGCAGGCACTGCGTTTCGGCGCTCCATGTTCATTTGGTCTTCGTGACCAAGTACCGGCGCGGGGTGCTCACCGGAGAGCACCTGGACTTCCTGTACAGGGTGTTCGCCAAGGTATGCGCCGATTTCGAAGCCCACCTTGTCGAGATGAACGGCGAGGACGATCACGTCCACCTGCTGGTGGCGTACCCGCCGAAAGTCGCGGTCTCAGCACTGGTGAACTCGCTAAAGGGCGTGTCGTCCCGGCTTCTGCGCAAGCACTACCAGGTGCGGACGCACCGCAATCACCTGTGGTCGCCGTCCTACTTCGCCGCGTCGTGCGGTGGCGCCCCGTTGGAGATCATCCGGCAGTACGTCGAGCAGCAACGACGACCGGCTTAAAGGCGGCTAACCCCGGCCTGAATGCCGAGGCTTGCGCCGCCGGGCATGGTAAAGAAGCGGCCCGGCGGAGTTGGCGGCTCCCCGGGCCCAGCACCAGGAGGTGGGTTCCTGATGCATGGCAAACCCTATGCGGTTGCGCCTGCTGCTGCACGGGCGCTCGTCCCCACCCGCGAGATCCACGGGAAATGTGACGAGCGCGCCGACAACGTGGTACCCCGTTGCCGACGCGCTCGTGGCGACCCTGACCGGTGCGGCAGTCGAGTCGCGCCCACTACCCGGAGGGGTAGCTGAGTCGGGGAGTCTAGCGCGTGTCGAGCTGGCGTGCACGTCGCTCTCTGAGCCTGGGGAGCGTCTGGCGCACTGCCTTCAATACGCTGGCGCGGTATTTGAGGCCGCTGGACTCTGCGACCAGATCCAGCGGCATACCAGCCTCCAGCCACGTCTCGATCCGCGTGTACAGCAGGAGCTTGGCAGCCTCGGCGCGACTCTCGTAGGAGTCGTAGATGAAGCGCAGAGCTGACAGTTCTTCCGCGCACTTCATCTTGTCCTCCTCGGGGATGTTCCGAGGGCCGCCTCGATGATTGGGGTCGCGGTAGGCGTACTGCGGCTTCGGCTCGCGTTCGATCGCTTCAGCCTCGCGGATCAGCTCATCAAGCTCTTCGTCGCTGAGGAGGCCGTCACTCATGCTCGGGAACGTCGCGTGGACGGTCCTATCAGCCATCGTTGCCCTCCTCGGCCGTCGCGGTCACGAGGGTGCGGAAGCCCTCGTGGCCGTCCAGCTCTAGGCGCTTGGCCAGGTAGTCCACCGGGTGCATACCGGTCGGGTTCTGGGCGTGGTAGCCACGTTCGAGCGCTTCCATCACCACGGCCAACGTCTTGTCAACGACTGCCTCGGCGATGCGCTGGTAGACGTGCGGGTCGTGGGCATCGTGGATCGCGCGCAGGCCGCCATCCGCGAAGTGTTCGAAGGTGCCCCAAGGGCCGGCCGCATACAGCTCTTGCGCGGCGCTGTTGATGAGCGTGTCGCGCGTCATCCGACGTGCTCCCAACAGCCGATGAGGCCATCCATCGACCAGCCGACCTCGTGTGCCGGCCCTTCGGCGTCGACAGACAAACGCCAGCGCTCCGGCTGTCCGTCGCGCGCCGGCGAATGGTCTTCGACGGTGGCGTAGAGGTCGCGGTTGAAGACGTTGCGCAGACGTGATCCCACGGCGATGCTGAGATGGGAAGTATCGCTCATCATGTGCCCTCCTCGGGGGACTGGGATGTGCTGAGAGCGGCGACCTCAGCGATTGGCGTAGGTCGGATGCCCCACTCACGACGCAGACAGAGCGTGTGCTCGTCGCACATGTCCTGAGCCCCGCCGATGCCGTGGTAGACGTGCGTCGCGGGCTCGTCGCAGATGCGGTCGCCGAGCATCATTTGGCACTTCCGATTGGGGAGATGCGGGTTGGAGGTCATCGCGGGTCCGCCTCGCAGGCGCACCACCAGCGCGTCCAGCCGACGATGGTCCGCCACTTGCGCTCCATCAGCCACCGCACGGTCCTGGCGCGCTGCGGGACGACGACGCGGCCGTCGATCGGGGCTTCGCTGCCGCCGTATTCCTCGATGTAGGGCTGACCGTCCCTCACGCCGATGATGTAGGCGATGCCTGGCTCCATCTCCCACGGCGGATTCAGCGGGTAGACGGTGCCCTCGCCGCCCAGACCGCTCGATTCGTTGGAAAGCGGAAAGCTCATCGCCGCTCCCTCCGCGCGCCGTCGTAGATCTCCGGGTAGCCGAGCCCATCAGGCCCCGCGTAGCCGGTCGGGTGCGGGTAGAGCCGCCGCGCCGTGTTCGTCGAGTCGACGACGACCCACATCCGCAGCTTGGCCGGCATCTTCGCCGCGAGCCACAGGCAGAAGCGGTCCACGCGCTTGCCCAGCTCGTAGCGCACGTTGTGCCAGCGCATCCAGTAGCCCATCAGTCATTCCCTCCTGTTGGTTGGTGTCCTTGAAGAGCGGCCATCTCAGGCGACCTCCAGCGTCAGGTGCGCGAGCCGCTGCGCGGCTGCGCACTGGCGGGCGGGCGCCTCGCCGCCCAGCGGCGCGCACCCCGCACAGCACGGCTCGTCGTCGATACCGATCCGTTGCCAGCACGGGAACTCGCAGCCGCTCGTGCACACGCACCCCGGCATCAGCCGATCCCCATCGAGCAGGATCACGCCGCCTCCTCGTCACGGAACAAGAATCCCTCCGGCGGCACTGGGAACTCCACGATCCCCGTCGCCGACTCCCACACCCGGCGCACCTCAGCCTTTGACGCCTCGTCCTCCACGAGGCAGTACACGCCCTTCCGGCGGTCGCCGAGATAGCACCGCAGACAGCCGCTAGGATCGTCCTCGACCCCGACCAGGATCGTGTGCGTGCCAGTGAGCAGGCCGATCATGCTGTCGCGTCCTTGTTCTCGGCCTCATCCGGTACGAGCAGTGCGCTGGCGATCTCGTCGACAGCAGTGGTTCGATTCATTTCTCCCTCTCTTTCGGTGTATCTTGACCTAACTCGGCGGCGATCAGGTGGTGACCTGCGCCGCTTGGGCAAACGGGTTGCTCGCCAGCACTCGCTGACGCTCGGCCTGGAGCTTGGCCTTGCGCTCTTGAAGGACTGCTGGGAGGTCGCGCGAGATGATGGCCGCCTCGCGCTGCGGCTGCCATTTCGTGGCGTAATCGCCGACCAGCCACGAACCGTAGAGGTCGTGGACGGTGTAGGTCTGTTGGTCGCGGTAGCTGAGGACTTCCGCGACGCAGACTTTGCCGTCCATCTTCATGCTCTTGATCTCGAAGTCGAACATCACCGGAACATCGAGTCGAGGATGTCGCCCATGTCCAGCGGCTCGGGCTCGGCGTAGTCGCCGCTGCTCTGGCGACGCTCGGTGATGATGAGCGCCAGCATGTAGGCCACGGCAGCGACGAGCCCGGCGACGATCAGTAGCGACCAGATCTGGCTCATCGCTGTCACGTGAAGTTCGCGATGTACGAGACCATCATCGAGAACGCGATCAGGATGTTGGTCAATCCGCTCTTGAAGACGATCACGCGGCCACGGCCTCGACCGCGACCCGCACGTAGCTCTCGCGCAGCTTCGGATCGGCGCCTTCGATCAGCTGGAACCCGGCCTTCTGGGCGAAGGACTTGATCGAGCGCTTCCGGTGCCGCGCCGTCGCGACGATCTCGTTCCACTCCTTCTCGGTCGGCGCCGAGTCGACGGCCACGGGCACTGTCGGCAGCGGGAACTCGTGGACGTTGTCGGACGGAATGACGTCGCCCGACTTGGTCGTCATCAGGCGCTCGCCCGGGTACTGGCGGCGTGCCTCCTCCCACTTCTCCTTGATCGTCAGGACACCCATCGCGTGACGACGCTCGCGGCGCTGACGCTTGCGCTCCCGCAGCTTGCGGGCAAACTCGATCCGGGCCAGGCGACGCCCGGACTTCTTGCTGGCCTTGTTGCGAGGCATATGTCTCCTTTCGGGTCTTGAGGTCGTCGGCCAGGCGACGGCGTTAGGCCGCTGCCTCGGTGACGAAGTGGTCGAGCAGGAACTCGTCGAGCTGCGAGTCGAACTCGGTCAGGGCTCGACGCGAACGATCAGGTCCTTGTTCAGTTGATGCTGTGGCGATCCTATCATCATAGGGTCCGCCGGTCAAGGAAGACCTGGGCTACTAGTCCAGGGACGACAAAGGCCGGAAGATTGCTCTCCCGGCCTTCGCCATACGTAAGTCATCGTCTCGCCTATTCAGGTGGTAGCTCGACGACTCCTGGTCTCGAACACGCCCGCGAGATCGGGTTCGTTCTCCATGATCAGGCGTGCGTACAGCGAGTGGTAGTTGTTGTTGAGCTTGAACTGCGCGTCGCCGGTCGTGTGCATCATCTCGTCCCATCGCAAGACTTCCCACAGCATCTTGATCCCGATGCGTTTGTGCCCGCGAGCGACGAGCGCTCCGACGAGCCGTCTGTAGACGTGCGGGTTGGAGTAGTGGAACGCTAGGAAGTCGCGCTCGATGCCGGGCGCCAGCTCGACGAACGGATTGTCGGCGAGATCGATCACTGCGAGTCGAGGTAGTGACGGAACGTGTCGCTCATCGACGTACCTTCCGCCAGTCGATGCCCTTGACGTCGCGCGCTAGGTCCTCGATCGCTTCGGACGGCGTGTCGCCGGAGCCAACCACGGCGCGCGGCAGATCGTCGGCCATCAGCATGGCCACCCACTCGCCGTACTCCCCGCCAGGGCCACGCATCAACTCCATGCAAGACGACATGAAGCTGTTTCGGCGCGTTTCAAGGCGGTTGATGGCGCCCGCGATGATCTCCAGATGTTCGTTCATGCGCTCCACAGGTATTCGATGGTTGACTTGCGCAGCTCGCGCACGGTGATGGGCATCTGCTCTCCGCGCACGCCGAAGACCGCAAACTCGTCGACCAGATCATCGTTCAAGGCCAGGAAGATGCGGCGCCGGAAAGTGCCGATGAAGATGGCCCCTTCGGCTGTCGTTACCCGCACCCGATCTCCAGAGATCAGGTCGGCGACTTCGATCGTGGCGCTCACGACTTCAGCATGTCCCTCTCGTCGATGAGGTGTTCGAACTCGTCCTGGTCGAGCGCCCAGACGCCGCCGGTCTGGCAGTCGTAAACCGTCCAGATCGTGCTCTCCGGCTGGTCGTCGCGCGTCATCGCCAGCGCGTAGGCAGCTGCCTCCTCTGGAGTCTTGATCGCCGGCTGCTCGGGGTAGCTGACGACGAACGAGACGAAGAACCGATCGCCGATCTGCGCGTGCGGCGAAAGGCTCGTGACCACGGTGCCGAACGTGCCGTTGGTCGGTGTTGCGATGTCCATGTTCGTAAACTGGTGCTTCACGCGCCCTCCTTCTCTCAGGCCGCCCGAGGCAGGCTCGGACTGTGCTCGCTTTCAATGCGCTCGCGAATGAGCGCGACGACCGCCTCCATCGCTTCCTCTTGGGCGATCTCGTGGTCTTCCGGCTCGACCCAATGGCGCGGAAGCGAGTCGCGGTAGGCGGCCCGGAAGACCTCGCAAGCCTCGGTCGCCAGATCACCCATCGCCGACGTCCGCCTTGGCGAAGTCGATCAGGTCTTGGAGGTCTGCCGCAGCATCCCTGGTGAGCGTCCGCCGGGTGTACTCGCGCAGGAACTCGTTGACGGCGTCGATCGTGTCGAAGACGCCGGTCGGCACGTGCGCGTAGGTCAGGATCTTGATGCGCAGGCGCGTCCCGTCGAGGTCGGCTGTCGCGATCGGCGGGCTGTTGAACCCGGCGCGCAGGTCGTAGCCCTCAGCGCAGGAGCGGTCGTCGTCCCAGTGCTCCTCGCCGAGCGTGATGTGGAACAGCTCGGTTCGAGCGTCCTCCACAGTGAGCGTCCCCTCGCTTACGCGGCGAGCGATCGTGTGCGGGGAGTGCGTCGAGCAGGAGACGTCCTCAACCTTCTTCTCCGCCTGCTCCGGCGTGATCCCGGCGTCGCGCAGAGCGACGACGGCCTGTGGGTCCCACGCCTCGGCGGCGACCCACTTCTCGATCTCGTCCGAGGTGAGCCCGGTGGCAACCCACTCGTCGATGACGGCGTCGGGGTCGTAGGTGCCGACGAGGAAGTCGAAGTCGCGATAGAGGATCTCGCGGATCTCGTCCCGGATGTCCATGTCAGGTGCTCCTGTCCTGGGTGTCGGGTGTAGTTGAGAAGTTGCGGCCATGTTGCTAGCGCTTTCCGCCGCGCTTCTCCGAGAGTGTCCGACCGCTCTTCTTCATCGACACGCGCACGCGGCGCCGGTCGTCGATGCGGTCGAACTCCTCCATCATGCGGTCGATCTCGTCATGCGTGAGCTTCACGTCTCCTTCTCCTCGCTGTGGTTGGGTCTACGTCGGGATCATGGGTGCGACAGGCCGGTCGAGAAGAACCGGCTCATTGCGACCTACGATCTCGTTCTGCGTGATGAGCGCTTTGTAGGGCAGACTGTACCTGTGATGTTAGATGCTGTCAACCCCTAGGACTCGTCGCCCTCTTGCATGGGGCGGCAGGGATTGAAACCGCCCTTTCGGCGTCAGTCCTCTACCAGGTCGACGTGTTCGTCAGCAGGGGCGGCCGTGATTCCGTGTCCCTGGACGCGCCCGCCGAATAGGCAGGCGCGTTTCGCCTAGGGGTTAGCCCAGCGGAGGTCGGTCCGGCGGAGGTTGGCCTCGTCGAGGCTGGCCCCGCTGAGGGTGGCCCCGCTGAGGCTGGCCTCTTCGAGGTCGGCCTCGTCGAGGTTGGCCCCGCCGAGGTTGGCCCCGGATAGGCCGGCCCCCGGAGGTCGATTCCGCAGAGGTTCAGCGGCTCGTCAGGCGCGCGGTGGTCGAGCAGCGTCGCGAACGAGATCACGTCCGCGACGTACATCCTCCGAGCGCGCAGCTTCCTATCGTCGCGGCCAAGGACGTCATCGGCGCGCCAGCCGACGAGTAGGACCGTATGCGCAGGGATGCCGTCGCTGGCGATGCCCTCCCACGTCAGGCCGGCACTGAACGGCCCGGACGCTTCCGCCCACTGGCCGGGGAACTGCCAGCGGTAGCCGTGCGACGACGTGAAGTCGGGACGCACAGCGCGCAGTCCGTATGACAGGCCGTCCGGCATGGTCATGCCGCGCGAGGCAGCGATGCGCAGGGCCGCCGGCAGCAGTGAGATTTCGGTCATGGTCTAGTCAGTCCTCGTCGTTCCTGAGCTGCTGAAGTGCCTTGTTCGCAGATTCGTAGTCCGGGTGAGCGGACACGAATCCTTCCGCGTCGTGGATTTCGATTGGCCCGCCATCGGCCAACTCGGCGCCGGCAATGACCCGCGTGTCCACGATTTCGTACTCGCCGTTGGGATAGTCCTCCACCAGGTCGATGTCGTCGGTGTCATCAGTCGCCACATGCAAGCTGTGCGGCCCGTCGCCGTACTTGTCGTCGATACTGTCCGTCCTGCTGTACGCGATCGACAGCGCCTCTTCCGGGCTCTTGGCGAGCACATGAAGTTCCATTGGGATCGAGTAGATGGGCATATTCCCTCCTTTAGATCGAAATCGTCACGATGTCTCGCGCCGCCATCTCCTCGCGCTTACGCATCTCGGCGAGCCGCGCCGCGCACGTTCGCCTCGACCTCGACGTTCTCGACTCTCGGTCCGTCGTAGCCGCCCCAGGCGTCGGGACCGAAGTCCTCGATGAGCTGGTGACGCATCGAGTCCGCGATCTCGCTCAGCGCCTTAGCGCGCTGTTCGTCCGTGGGGTTACCAATCCAGTCGAACGTGATGGCGATGTTGCCCATCATTCCTCCTCCTCTTCATCCTCTTTGTAGATGCGTGCAACGTCTCGTAGATCCTCCTCCAAGACGTGCCCGAATATCGATACGAACTCCATCAAACCGTCACGATGTCTCGCGCCGCCATCTCCTGGCGCTCGCGCATCTCGTTCAGTCGCGCTCGGATCGCCAGCTCGATGGACTCGAAGCACTCGCTCAGGCAGTCGTCGTAGGAGCCGATGAACCCGCCACAGGAGTCGAAGTAGCCGGTCTCGCTGTCGGACACGCAGTAGCCCCAGACGTCGCCTTCCAGCCAAGCGGCGTAGCGCCTGACCTCGCATCGCAGCGCGTCGATGATTTGCTCGTCGGTCGCGTCCTTGCCGATGCACTCCTTCACGCGCTCGGGCGTGTCGAAGATGAAGCCGACCATCGATGTGTCCCAGCCGGCGTCGTCACCGACGAAGCGCCTGCGGGGGTCGAAGTCGGCCGGCTTGATCTTCCGGCCGATCGGATCACCGCAGCGCATCGTGATCCCGCTGTGCTCGTAGACGAACAGCGGCAGGATTATCCGCGCGCCGTGCTCGCGGCGCAGCCACTCGATCGGATCGGCGCTGACGAGACTAAGCCCATCGCACTTCGGGCACTCGGGGTCGATCTCGCCGTTGCCGTTGCACTCGGGGCAGGCGATCAAACGACCACGTGGGTCGGGCGCGTCATCGTCGCCCATTCGGTAGCCCGGATAGTCCACATGCATCGTGCCGACGTTGGCCTCGCTCTTGCGCGGGTCGCACCAGCTCGCGTCCTCGTCGGCATCGACCGACGCCTCGATGCCCTCGAACACCGGTTCGTCGTCGAGCATCAGGGTGAAGCGCGTGCGCGCGAGCGCACCGTCGTAATCGTCGGCCACGTTGTATGTCGTGTCGTCGATCGTGATCGTGCGGTTGTTGACGTCGTAGCTCATGGTTAGATCTCCGTGTTCAGGCGCGGGCAGGCGTCGGCCAGCGCGTCGTAGAGCGCATCGGCGATGTCCGGCCCCTCGACCTCGGGGTACTTGCTGAGCGCCCACGTGCGCAGGTCCTCGAAGACCTCGCGCGCCTCCTCCGGGGTCGAAATGTCGTCGTCGAGCATCGACCGGAAGGTGTCGAGTGCGGTCGCATAGATGTCTTCGTGCTTGGTATAGGAATGCATAAGGGCAGGCACCTCCTATGGAGTCGGGTTGCGTCCGGCGATGAGCAGGAACACGAACCACGCGGCGAGCAGCAGCTCACACATCGAACTGCGTCAACGGGCCGCCCCGTCTAGGTACGCCCCGTCCAGGTTCGCCCTGTTTAGGTCCGCCCCGTCTAGGTTCGCCTCGCGCAGGTCCGCCCAGCCCAGGTCCGCCCCGCTCAGGCCCGCCCCCGCCGAGGCGGCCTCGACGACCGCTTCGCGTACATCCTGCGCACCCTCGGCTCGGTAGAGCACTAGGGTCTTGTCCCAGCGGGACACGATCTCGACAGCCATCAGTCATTCCCTCCTGTCAACGGTACGCCCCGTCCAGGTTCACACCGTCCAGGTTCGCCCCGCGCAGGTCCGCTCCGTGCAGGTCTGCCCTGCCCAGGTCCGCCCCGTCCAGGTTCGCCCCGCGCAGGTCCGCTCCGTGCAGGTACGCTCCGCGCAGGTTCGCCCCGTCCAGGTCCGCCTCACGCAGGTTCGCCCCGCCTAGGTACGCCCCGTCCAGGTCCGCCCCGTCCAGGTCCGCCCTGCGCAGGTCCGCCTCGTCCAGGTACGCCTTACGCAGGTTCGCCTCACGCAGATACGCATCGCGCAGGTCCGTCCCGCACAGGTCCGCCCCGTTCAGGTCCGCCCTGTACAGGTACGCCCCGTGCAGGTGCGCCCAGCCCAGGTACGCCCCGCGCAGGTCCGCCTCGCTCAGATACGCATCGCGCAGGTGCGCCCCGCGCAGGTCCGCCCTGCACAGATACGCATCGCGCAGGTCCGCCCCGTGCAGATACGCATCGCGCAGGTCCGCCCAGCCCAGGTCCACACCGCGCAGGTCCGCCCCGACCATGTACGACGCACCCGCCTTTGCGGCCTCGACGACCGCCGCGCGCACATCCTGCGCATCCTCGGCCCGGTAGAGCACCCTGGTCTCGTCCCAGCGGGACACAATCTCGACAGCCATCAGACATTTCCTCCTGTTTCGTTGTCCTCGTTGGATTCTTCTTTAGGCGTCGAAGTTGGTCATGCGATCTCCCCGGTCTTGATGTTGATTCGCTTGGAGTGGTCGAGCGGCCACAGCTCGCCGCCCTTTCCGCGCAGCCCGAGTTGCTTGTGACGATGGAAGGCGTTCCAGAATCCATCGGGGAGGACGGCGCTCAGCCTGTAGGTGGTAGTCAGGGTGTTGAAGCCGCCGTTGTCGACGCTGAACGTGTCGTCCAGGTAGTAGCGGATGATCTCGGTCTCGTAGAGGACGACTGCGTAGTAGTCGATCGGATTGAGGCGCAGGACCATCTGCGGCCCGAGCGCCCAGTCAGTGTGGATCGACGAGGCGTCGATCGGCTTGTGCCCGCACGCGAACCTAACGCAGTCGTCATACGAGTGGATTTCGCCCTTGAGCTTGAATCTCCAGGCAGCGATGCCGGCGTTGTCGTGAGTTGGCATATTCTTCTTAGGCGTCGAAGCGGTTCAGGTGATTGGCGATGTGAGCGACACGGTCGCGCATGATCTCGGTGGATCGGAGGCACGCGGCGATGATCGCCTTGTCGCTGTCGCTGGTTCCGCGCCCGGACATCATCGGCAGGTTGCAGAAGACGAACGGCGGCAGGTAGCCCAGCCGCATGTACGCCTCGCAGATCTCCCAGCTCAGGTCCATGCCCCCGCCGGTGAGCGCGAGCGAGCAGGACACCGCGTCTTCGAGGTCGCGCACAATGCACAGCGGGAGGTCATGGATCAGGTCTGCGTCTTCCTCGCCATAGTGCCCGGCGGGCAGCGGGTAGGAGAAGTTCATCATCGGCCCATCGGTGCTGCCATCGAGCGGGTCGATCTCGCCGCCGAAGTGCTCGCAGTCCGGGTTCACGCACCGCCATGCCGGGTAGTCGTCCAAGCCCTGAGCGCTCACGCCGGACAGCTCAACGAGGTGGTCGAGGCTGTCGGTCCAGCGTGCTGAGTCGCCGCACTCCTGGCAGGTCGGCGCCTCGATGTAGTCCCAGGTCTCGGTGTAGCCGTGCGACCAGTCGCGATCGCGCGGCATGACGTCGATGGTCTCGGCGCTGAGGGTGTCGATGGTGATGCTGGCGGTGTCGGTCACGATGCTCATGCGTCGTCTCCTGTGTCGGGGTTTTCTTTCAGACGAGCTTTTCGACGAAGTCGATATCGAAGGTCTGATCCATGCCGTCGATCGAGGACTTCGCCTCCGGCCCGTGTTCGATGTGGTATTCGCCCTCGTACACCAGCTCCAACGCGCGCTCGCGCGCTTCTTCCTCGTTGCCGGCCTGGACCTCGACAGAGAGCGAGTAGTGGACCCACATTGGCTCGACGTTCTTGATCCACACCTTGTAGGTGCTCGGGTTGTTGATGTTGGCGGTGTTGGTCATGATGGCCATATGCTCTCCTTAGATCGTCACTCTGCTCGCGGGGCGCTCAGACCTGCTCGTCCAGGATCGCGTTGCCCAGGAGCGCGTTGTCCAGGCGCGCCCCGGTCAGGCGCGCCCCGCGCAGGTCCGCCCCGAGCAGGCGCGCCTCGCGCAGGTCTGCGCTGGGCAGCTGCGCCCCGGCCAGGTCCGCCTTGCTCAGGTCTGCCTCGCGCAGGCGCGCCCCGCGCAGGCCCGCCCAGTGCAGGCGCGCCTCGGTCAGGTCCGCCTTGCTCAGGTCCGCCCCGGTCAGGATCGCCTCGCTCAGCTGCGCGCCGCGCAGGTTTGCGCTGCGCAGGTCCGCCTCGTGCAGGCGCGCCCAGTGCAGATTCGCGCCGGCCAGGTCCGCGCCGGCCAGGTCCACCCCGCGCAGGTCTGCGCTGGGCAGCTGCGCCCCGGCCAGGTCCGCGCCGCGCAGGCTCGCTCCGGCTCTCGCAGCCTTCTCCACGGCGTCGCACAGGTCCCGCGCCTCGCAACGGAAGAGCACTCGCCCGTCCCGGCGGGACACAATCTCGATGATTTCGGTGGTTGCCATCCTCTCATTCCTCCAGCAGTGGGTTTGGCACTTCACGCCCGCGCCAGCGCCGAGCGCAGCAGCCGACGGATCGCCGCCGCGCGGGTCTCCCTCGCGCGCTCGGCCTCCGCGTCCACGGCGGCCAGCAGGTCCTCCTCAAGCCGCACGGTGATGGCCGGGCCGATCTCCGGGCGGCCGGGGCGGCCGCGCCAGCGCACCTTTGGGATGCTGTCATCGTCGGCGTCCCGGGCCAGGGCGGCGCCCCATGCGTCCTCGGGGACGGCCCGATCGCAGTCGTTCATCTCGTCGCAGGCCCACACCTCGACTTCGAACTTGTCGGCGTCGTCGGGAACGTCGGTGATGAAGAAGTTCGCGCGCAGCCGGATGAGCCCGTTGTGGTCCTCGGGATACGCGATTGCCCACGTTGCCATGTGTGCCCTCCTTTGGGGTTGGGTTGGATTTCCGATGGCGAAAACATATCCGCCATCGGAAACCATGTCAAGTGTCGATTTCCTCCGGCTCGGAGTCCGTCTCGACGGTGGCTCAGTCGCCTTGCGCTTCGGCCTACCACCTGGTCCGTAGGCGCGGGTTCGCTGCCCAGTGTCGGGGTCCACGTCGTAGACCTTCGTGCGCGGCGTGGTTCGCCAGTGCCCAGGGGAGGGGAGGCGCGCCGGAAGTTCAGACCGCCCCGCCCAGGATCGCGCCGCGCAGGTCCGCCCCGGTCAGGCGCGCGTCGCCCAGGTACGCACCGTCCAGGTCCGCCCAGCGCAGGTCCGCGTTGCTCAGGTTCGCCCTGGTCAGGTCCGCATCGCGCAGGTACGCCCAGCGCAGGTCTGCGTTGCTCAGGGTCGCCCAGCTCAGGTCCGCGTCGCTCAGGCCCGCATAGGTCAAGTCTGCGCCGGTCAAGTCTGCGCCGCTCAAGTCTGCGCCGCTCAGAGCCGCGCCGCGCAGGTGCGCCTTGCGCAGGGCAGCGTCGCTGAGGTCCGCGCCGTCCAGGTACGCGCTGGTCAGGTCCGCGTCGCTCAGGTCCGCATAGGTCAGGCTCGCCCAGCGCAGGTCCGCGTTGTGCAGGCGCGCCTGGACCAGGTCCGCAGTGTCCAGGTCTGCCCTGCTCAGGTCGGCCTCGGTCAGGTCGGCCTCGTCCAGGTCGGCCTCACGCAGGTCTGCGCCGGCCAGGGCCGCCCCGGTCAAATCCGCCCCGGTCAGGTCTGCATGGCGCAGGCGCGCGTCGCGCAGGTCCGTATCGCTCAGGTCCGCGCCGGCCAGGTTCGCCCCGGTCAGGTCGATTCCGACCCGCACCGCCTCTTGCACGGCCTCGCGCAGGTCCTTGTCCTCGGAGCGGAAGATCACGCGCCCGTCCCAGCGGGACACGATTTCGATGGTGTTGGTGATCATCTCGTTCTCTGTGATGATGGCTGTGGCTTGGGAGTCACAGCACAGTTGTCGCTGTGTGTCAAGACCGGCTCTTCGCCCAGGTGTCGCGCCGCACGCCGATCCCGTCCTCGACGCGGCGGATGACCTCCCGCATGACGCGGGTGACCTGGGCGCTCGTCATGGCATCCAGCTCGCGCCAGTACGGGCTATCAGAACATCCCATTGAGTCTGCGAGCAGGCGCGCGACGATCGAGCCGCGAACGGCGTGCGGGTCTATGTCGTTCAGCTTCGCGTGACGACGGACGGCGGCCTCCAGGCGGGCTGAGTAGGTGACGATGATGCGCTGGCGTGTGGTCATGAGTCGAGCAGTCTCCGGGCGTAGGGGAGCGCGCGCCGAGCATCGCGGGCGAACGGTCGCTTGTCGATACTCCGCCAGTCGCCGCGCGGCCTGTACTGCCCCGCACGCACGTACCCGCCCCCGACCGAGAAGACGAAGCGCTCGTCAAGCGGAGTGATCTTGCGACCGGGGTTCGCGCGCTCCAACTGCGCGTGTTCGAGGGCCAGTTGGAGCACGAAGGTGCGGCGGTCCATCGGTGTCAGTGCCATGCGCTCAGACGATCTCGTACTTGCGCTCGATCTCGGCCCAGCACGCCTCCGCGATGGCGTCTTCGGCCAGAGCCTGCTGCTCGGCGTCCTCGGCGTCCAGGTAGGCGCGGTCGCTCGCGAGGCGACGGATGACCATGCGGTCGCACATTGCCTCAGCCTGATTCTCGGTGATCGTGGGTCGGGCGGGCACTTCGGGATCGTGGTAGATCATGGAGTCCATCCTGATCGGCTCTGGCTCATCAGCGGCCGGGAGAGCCCGTTCCCCGGCCGGACGCGGGGGCGCGTGGCCCCCGCGTTTCGCCTTCAGTCGCCCTGGAGGATCGCGAGCGCCTGGTCAATGCTCAGGTCCCCGTTGGAGACCTTGTAGGCGACCGTGGCCTCGTAGTCGCCGTGCCCGGCCTCGGTGCGGGTGGCGGCCTGCTCCGGGGTGACCCCGGCGGCGCGCAGTGCGACGACGGCCTCCGGCTCGAACGCGCCGGCCTCAACCCACTGCCCGACCTCGCCCGGGGTCATGCCCGTGGCCTCCCATAGGCCGATGACGTGCTCGCGGACGTCAGGGTTGCCGATGCTCCGGTCGGGGTTGCGGTCCAGAATCTCGGCGATCTGCTCACGGGTGGTCATGGGGTTTCTCCTTTCGGTTGGGGTCGGCTCGTCAGGTGAGGGCGTCGCTCAGGCCGCCTCGATCAGGGTCACGTCGTCCAGGATCGCCCCGCGCAGGTCCGCGCCGTCAAGCTCGGACTCGGGCAGGATCGCCCGGCGCAGGTTCGCGCCGACCAGCACCGCCCCGTACAGGCACGTCCAGCGCAGGTTCGCGCCGACCAGCACCGCCCCGTGCAGGTTCGCGCCGGTCAGGTTCGCGCCGGTCAGGTTCGCGCCGGTCAGGTCGGCCTCGCGAGCGTCCGCGCCGCCCAGGTCCACGCCGGTCAGGCTCGCGCCGGTCAGGAATGCGCCGCCCAGGTCGGCCTTGCTCAGGTCCGCCTCGTCCAGGTCCGACTCGTCCAGGTACGCCTCGCTCAGGTCCGCCTCGCGCAGGTCCGCGCGGGCCAGGTCCGTGCCGACCAGCATCGCCCCGTGCAGGCACGTCCAGCGCAGGTCCGCCTCGCGAGCGACCGAGCCGCGCAGGTCCGCCCAGCGCAGGTCGGTGCAGCGCAGGTCGGTGCCGCGCAGGTCGGCCTCGCGCAGGTCCGCGCCGGTCAGGCTCACCCTGGCCATGCGCGCCTCGCGCAGGTCCACGCCGGTCAGGGACGAGGCGCTCAGGTCCGCGCCGCTCAGGTCCGCGAAGAGCAGGGCCGCCCCGTCCAGGCGCGCCCGGTTCAGCACCGCCCAGCGCAGGATCGCGCCGCCCAGGACCGCCTCACGCAGGTCAGCCCTGCGCACGTGCGCCTCGTCCAGGCGCGCCCGGTGGAGGACCGCCCGGTGCAGGTTCGCGCCGGCCAGGTCGGCCTTGCGCAGGTCCGCGCCGCTCAGGTCCGCCCCGGCCAGGTCCGCCCCGCGCAGGTCCGCGCGGGCCAGGCTCACGCCGGCCCGCACCGCCGCCTGCACGGCCTCGCGCAGGTCATGCGCGCCCTCAGCGCGGTGGATCACGTGCCCGTCCTGATGGTCCTTGATCTCGACGGCGGCGGCGGTGGTGTTGGTGACCATCCTCTCATTCCTCCAGCTTTGGGTTGGATTGCCGATGGCGGAAACATATCCGCCATCGGAAACCATGTCAAGCAAGTTCCCTCAGGATTAGGACTCGGGCAGGTGCGCGCAGCAAGGGAAGAAGTGAAAGTCGAACAGGTACTCGCCGGACTCGCAGTAGAAGTCCTCGGGCGGGTAGACCGCATCGCAGATGTAGGCGCGCGACTCGGCGTCCATCGTCCAGCCGTCCTTATACGCGGGGTCGCGCCGCGCCATCTTGGCGATATCGGCACACCCGGCGGCGTGAACGTGGAACGTCCCCTTGGACTGGTCGCGCAGGTTCGGCCCGATGATCGTCACAAGCATTGTCAGATCTCCGTGTCGGGGTTCAGGAGTTACAGAACAGGCAGTTGCAGTTATGGGCGACGTGCACGCAGTCGTCGTTGTGCGGGTTGCAGGGACGGCCGTTGTCCGCTTCGCATACGCGCTCGCCGGGGTAGCCGTGGACCATCGACGTGTCGCCGGAACACTCCATCGGCTCGCTCCCATCGGCGGCTAGGTACTCACCGCGGGTCGGGTCATCCGCGTGCGCGAGAAGCTGGTACATCGCGCCGCAGCGGATGCAGCGCTCGTATGTTGCCTCGTCGTCTTCCATGCCGCCGTCCTCGGGCATGAAGTGATGACCGTGCGCAGACCATACGGACGTGACCTGCGAAGTGTCGAGGATGTATTGCATCACTGATCCTCCGATTTGTGTCAGCAGTCCGGCGTCAGCCGCTGGGGCTCAAACCGCATCCCGCTCAGTTGCAGCTCGCGGGCCGTCCGCGTGGAAACGCGCATGACCGAGGCGCCATCCGCGTTCCAGGCGACGACCACGTACATGTCGGTCGCGGGATCGGACGCCGCGTTGAAGTCGGCGTTCATTGCGATGTATTGGCCGTAGGGCTTGCCCTCGGTGCGGATCTCGCGCACGCTGCAAGGCAGCATGGATCTCTCTCCTTATCCGTTGCGGATCTTAGAGGCCGGCGGTCTCGTCGTCGATTTGGACGATGCTCAGATGCTCGACCTCGGGGAACTGCTTTGCGACTGCGTGGAGCCGCTGGCACACGACCGTCATAGGGTCGTCGTCGCGCCATGCGCGATCGGTGAAGCTCACGCCGTGCCCGGCCGCTTCGAGGTAGAACGTGTGCCCGATGTACTCCTCGGGTTCTCCGCCTTCGGGATCGCCGTAGGCGTCCATGAACGCTTGCACGTCGGCGTCGTCGGCCGCAGCAAGGAACCGCTCGCACAGGTCGCGCGCCTTCGCTCGCAGCTCGTCGGTCGGCGTGAGATGTTGGAGCCCGCCCGACTCGTCACGCGGCCCGTCCATCGACAGACGCCAGCAATCGCGGTTGATGAGCCCGGTCCCGTCGTCGTGTGACCACCACCCGGACGGTTGCAGCGTGATCGATCGCCCGCAATCTGGGCAGGTCGGCAGCGGTTGACAATCCGCCCACAGCGCGGCAGTGATGAAACCGCTAGTCATTGCGTCGATGTTCATGCGTTGTTCCCCTTGAACTGGCCTCTCAGGAGTCGATCAGCTTTTCGAGGCACTTCCCGCAGTACTCGTCGCCTTCGACTTCTGAGGCGAGGATGGCCTTCGGGAAGTCATTGGAGTCGTAGCTGCTTTCATCGTCGCGATCGATGCCGCGCCGCCGAGCTTCGTCGTCGAGGATCGTTTCTGCGCCGTCAAAGATGCTTGGCGCGTCCTCGTCCTCGCGCTCGAACATCGCTGCGATGCAATCCTCGCAATAGATATCGGCGTTGTAGACGTAGCCGACAATGTCCCATAGATTCATTGTGTTGCCTCGCTCGTGTCCGAAGTCGCCATCGTTCCAATCCCAGGCGTAGGTGCTAGATGCTCGCGCGGCGCCATACAGAACCGGCCAAGTCGCGGGAGGCTTCGGACGAATGGCTAGGCGGGACGCGAGCGGAGCGAGGCGCAATGTCCATCCCTAAAGGGAGGCCCGCGCCGCGCGCATCCCGCCTAGCCATTCGAGCTAACCGAGAAGCCAAGCCGTCGGATCGCATGATTCAGCGAGAAGCTGGCGAGCCGAATGCTGGCCGGTTTTGTATGGAGCCGCGCGCCCTGACTGGACTATCGCGTGCTTGTAAGGGTTGCTCCCGATCGGCCTTCTGTTCGGCCGATGAAGAGGCTTGACTGACTTTCTGACCTACAGTCTAGCAGACCTCGACCTCAATGTCAAGACCTAGACTGTCAGGTCATGGCG